TTATTCTCCCTGGCTCTTAATCAGTTTGTTTGCAAATGGAATCAAGAGGTTTGGCGATGGAATATCTACCATGACAGCACTCACATCAACATTCTCTTTTTGAGCGTTGAGAGCGATTTGGACAGTAGAGGTAGAGATGTGCTTGCGCTCATTATTCAGCTTGATACAAGCCTCCCAAATAGCCTTGCTGCTTTTGTCTTTCCACTTGTACTCTTTCAGAATACCAATGACTGCGTGAAGATTGCCAAGCACGACAAGCGCGATAACCTTTCGCTCTATCTGGACAGTATCGTCTTCAACTTCCGCGCTTTCTTTCTTCTCAACTTCGGCAGTTGCTTCCTCTACTTCTTCTGCTGGAACCTCATCGGAGTTTTCCAATACTTGATTGAGAGCATCATTTTGCTCATCTACTTGAAATACTGATGGCATTTCGCCTACAACTTCTTGTTGTACTTTTGCCTCCTCGGAGGTCTTTTCATTTTTCTTTGACATAGTTGTTAAGAATTTGATTGTTGAACATTAAGTTTTAATCGGAATCTATCAATCGTTTCCTGCTTGATAACTATTTCGTTGGGGTTTTGCATTGATTTGAGAGTATTCTCAAACTCTTCTTGCTGGGGGGGGCTGCTGATGGAATTTCGAGCATAGCAGAAGTACCGAATGAGGTCATTCGCATCTCTGCGTATCTCATCTGTTTTTAACGGTGCGCCAAGTTTGTGATACATGGTTTCAAAAGCCGTGTTGAAGCCATTATACCCCATCAACGCCTTCTTAATACCACTAACCATATTGTTGTAGTGGCGTTTTTGCTCTCCGTACAACCCCTCTCTTTTAGGGTCTTCGATGATTTCGTCTATCATCATCTCTGCTGCCTCACAGAACACAAACATTCCGTAGGTCAGTGCTGCTTGTTCTTTTGTTGCCGACATTATTCTATTGCTTTGAAGTTATATATAGGCTTAATCACTTTCATCACATACACAGTATCTTGCACACATTCCATAATCTCGTCAATAGGCTTGTATGCCATAGGACACTCATCAATTGTAGATTCGCAGATAGATGTGCTGTAAATCCCATCCATAGATTTCTTAAACTCATCAAGCGAAACGGTCTCTTTAGCTTTTTTACGTGACATTAAGCGACCCGCTCCGTGAGGAGCCGAGTACAGCCAATCGAAATTACCTTTACCTTCACATAGTAAAGAACCATCACGCATGTTGATAGGGATAATCAATTTCTCTTCGCGCTTCGCGCTTACCGCTCCTTTACGCAAGATATTCAATTCTGTATCAATGTAATTATGAATGGTGTCAAATGAATCAGAATGAATCATTTTATGGTAGATGTTTAATTCAGGCATGTGTTCCCCAATGATAGAAGCAATCATCTTCCTATTTATTGCTGCATAAGTTTGACAGAGCTTCATATCGTTGATATAATCCATCATATATGCTCCTTCTAAATATGCAAGTTTTGGATCAACTGGAATATTTTTGCTTTTTGCTTCTGCAATGGCACCTTCAATCTCTTTCTGTCTTCCCTCATTTTTTAGTTTAGTGATTAGCCCACCAATATCCGTGTGCTTTTCTTTACAATACTTAATAGCAAGGTCTTGATAATACTTGCAGACACGAAGACCGAGGTTGCGACTTCCAGAGTGTATGAGCAGATACTTTTGCCCATATATATCTTCATCTATTTCTATAAAGTGATTTCCTCCACCAAGCGTACCAATAGAACGAATATCCTTGTCTGCGTTTATTACACTTTGGCAGCGAAAACCATCGAAAAGATTAAGATAGAATTGGTACATGTAAGTCGATATATTGCTGACAAACCCCTCTCCGTGTGTATTAAAGCCAGACGGAACATGTTTTCGAATAACATCATCCAATCGAGCAAGGTCTATTTCTACTTCGCCAAGCGGAATAACTAATATACCGCACCCAATATCAACTCCTACTGTGTTGGGAACAATGCGGTCTTTTATAGCAATTACAGTGCCAATTGTGCAGCCGTTTCCAGCATGACAGTCTGGCATAATGCGTACTATACAATCTTTGTACGCTTCGCATTTATTCATTTCTTGAATTTGTTGCGCTGCCGATTCCTCTACGGTACGCGCATAGACTTTACACTTTTCCATAATTTTTATCCTTGTAATGTTGGTTCTATGTATTTAAGTTTATATTTTTTGCACATCTTAATGAAAAGCTGGTTAACATCTTTAGTTTTTGAGAAACTAAATTTTGTTTGGTACACAACTGCATCAAAAAATGCTGTGCCTCTGCAACCGACTTTGAAACCATGATAATCTTCGCAGGTGCTACTGCTATCGTATCGTGCTATGCACACATCAGTTGTAAACATTGGCTTTTCTCCCGTGCCTTCTAAAAAGTCGTATGTCACAAAACATACCACTTGCTTACCTGCTTTGAGCAGCTTGATCAGGCGTTTGTAGTTTGCAGCTGTTTTGTAGTCTGCACTACACTTCTTGTACTTCTTCATGTTGCTCTCCTTTCTCCCGAAACATCGGGCATTGGTTAGTTTCTCTATTGAACTGTTCGAAAATGAATGGTGCCTGGTGCTTTGAATAACTACGGTTGAACACTGTATATAGCCAGTATCGGTAGCAATTACCTCTCAATTTGCACCCAGAACCCATACAGTGTGAAATGTCTTTTTTGTAAATCATAGTCACTCCTCCTGTAATTTAGGGATTGGCATCCAGTGAGTGATTTCATCATCGTCACACCATATCGTTTCGTCACTCTTCCACCAATAGTAACCACCCTCTCCGTCATCCGTTAGGAAATCAATATCTGTATGCTTTCTTTTGTCTAAGATAATTACTTCCTTCTCTGGTTCTGGCAACCTTTCCTCCACGCTTATCCATGGGGATTTGGGGTTCTCGTCTGCCCACTTCGCGCCTTCGGTAAAGCCGCTTATAGCTGGGAAGTGCATATCTCTGTATCGGAACTTTTTTGAGGCTATTGTTGCCGCTTCTCTTATTTGTTCTTCTCGTGTCATAATTGATTCTCCTTTATTTATGCGGTGGGTACAAGCAATATGCTCGTTTTGGTTCTGCGAAAGCGCAATACTTGCACACCTTGCATTTCTGCAAATCTACTGCTGCATCGCGCTTTCTGCAATAACCACCGTGATACATTATTTTCATATATCTTCGTTTTCAACTTCTTGCCAGTCGCTATCAGTAATTATGTAGCCACAATTACTACACTCGTGGAAGTACTCAATACTTGCGGATTCGATACTCTCGCAGTTCGGGCAAATAATCTTTGTCATAGCAATTCCACTCCTTTCCTAATAGCAGCTCGTAAACAACTAACCATATCGGGGTGCATGAGTACATACCCATTATCGCCTTCTTCAAGGATTGGGTTCTTAATGTCGTCACCCTTGCAGATAGCATAGTACCATTTCCATTGATACTCGTCATCGTCTGCAATCTTGTATGGGTCGCCTTTGGTCTTACAATGTTGCATGCGAATCTCAATGTGAACGCCTTTCTTTTCAAGATAGTCGAGGGTCTCAATCAGACTTGGCGCGGAGCAATACCCATTTGGGAGGTCTTGATTTTTATACGAATGGATTGATGATGCAGGCGTGAGCTGCTCAAACGCCTCATCCCATAAAACAAAACACGATTCGTTGAATCCTTTTTCTTTCAACATTTTCGCAACATCTTGCGATACATAATTTAACATGTCCATAATTCAAAATTGATTGTTAATTGTTTTACTTCTACTTTGTGGTCCGTACAAATCCAGTCAGGGTCGTTATCGAAATCTATGTCATCGTACCAGTCGGGATGTTGCTTTGCTTGCTCTTTTTGCCATTTCAAACATTCACAATGGTACTTCGTACACCAACATTCGACTTCATACGCATTGTTTGGATCATCTATGTCCACCCATTGAAAGTTTTTACAATTTTCGTAACACATTTTGTTGTTAATTTTGCTGGATAACATATCCTCGTTTCCGATACATGTTTCGCACATACTCTGGTGCCCATTCGTCCACATACACTATGGTATAAGGGCGTTTAAGTACACATTGGATAGCATTGAGCATCTCGGTACAAATACCTGTGCGACGGCATCTGTCTTCCACATATACATTGGAGAGAACTTGAGCGTTCTCGTTTGGATAGAGTGATACTCTGCAATGAGCGTAGCCGTTTGATTCCATGACCTCTATATGTGTGACAACGACTTTGCCGTCTTTGTCTTTCCAGTCTTGTTCGCTAAAGATAAATTCCATTACAATTTACAATTACACTTTTAACTCGCATTTTATAAACTTGCTTGTAAAAGGATCTGCATCAATATCTACATAATCGAATCTTTTGAGGAAGTTCATTAAATCAACGCAGCTACCTTGTTCAAGCCTCAGAAATTTCAAATAAGTTTGGTTCTTGCCATGTAGATGAATTACCGCCCAGCTGCCTGATGTGCGATGATAATCAACGGCGCAAGAAGATACCTTATCTCCGACCACCTCCTTGATGTAGTCAAGATTTTCCTTCAGTTCATTGAACTCATCAGCAAAGAGCCAAAGGAATAGTTTTCGCAATAACTTTTTCATATTTGTTATCTATCTATTCACTCGTGTTTGCATTTCCTACAAACGCAGATTGTTTTTATAGGGTCGCAAGAATCTCCCATACCCTCGCCTTCAACAAATCCGTCTGTGACTTCGTAAATATATGGTACTACACAATAGTCGGCAATTTGAAAAGTCCTTGAGCCGCATTTTGGACATTTTTTATTTATCATATCAGTTATGTTATAATAGTTCTGGATTGTCATGAACATTCCCGATGACTTCTTCATCGAGGCACGCAATCCAACCCTTTGATAAATTTGAATATTCATTTGATGGGTTATATCGGGCTACAACCGCCTTAAAGCAGGCAAGGTCATTGTCGTAAACGATATAGTGAATTGTACCATGAGAAGATTTAATAATATCTCCCTCATAAATCTCTTTTCCGTTTATATCGCAAAGACCAGTAAACTGACCGACAGTATTGGGTATTACATGATATTTGCATGTGCTACTACCACCTAAATAGACGGTTATTAAGCCTTCGTTTTGTTTGCAGTCTTCTTGAGGTTCGGAATACCCTCCGTAAACCCATTGTCCTGCGTACTTGCTATCGGCTACACACTTGCCTCTGAACTTGATTTGTCTCATGGCTACTTATGCAAAAATGTGATAAACCAAAAAACCGTCACTAAGGAAAATTGTGTCAATAAACTTCGCGCCATTTTCGTTCACATCTGAAATGTCGTAGCCAGTGCCTATAACGAATACATTGCGAGTGATTGTTTCATTTTCTGTATTTACCTTAGCCCATAAGCAAAGTACGCCATGTTGTATTCTTGCACTGAGGATTTCTGCATCCTTAGGCATTTCAATCGGGAATACGCAGGAACTCAAGCCACCGAAATTTGAAGCTGACTCTACCTGATACTTATAAACTGTAATCATAATCAACCCTCCTTTTCTTCGTGAGCTTCCTGTTCCTTCATGGTTAAAGCTGCACTTAACCAACTGAAAGCAGTTTGCATGATTGATTCTACAACATATCGAACGCTCGCAGGAAGTTCTGACTTCTTTTGCAGAATAAGTCCGTACTCATCGTAGAATCTTTCGGGGTCTCTTTGTGGATCACCGAATCTTTTGTACATCTCTTCGTACCTGTTTTTGTCGTTGTACCTGTTGCCGTACTTTTTCTGCGCCTCAACAAGCATGTTGTGGATTTTCTTTCCTACTTCAACGATAAATGGTCGCAAGTCATCGTATGTGACTTTAACCTTTGTTTCTTCTTGTGCCATAGTTTTATGATTTTGAAATTAGTTTAACTCTTTGTATAATGCCAGGCATAGAGCAGTAGCCATATTTACCTCTACTGCGTTGCCTATATACTTTTTCTGTTCTGCCTGCGTGCCAACCAGCGTATATTCAGAGCCAAAGCCCATGATACGCTTCAATTCGCCCACATTCAGCATACGCATTTTGATGTCCACGATACCATACATAGCCATAAACTCCTTGATTTTTTTCACGGCTGGAGTATCGGAATCGTAAACAACAACTGCAATATCACCCTTTTCGGTTGTTACAAGATATGGTGGTACCTTGTCCATTCGCGCTACCAATGTGAAGCATGGATTATCAACACTTCCACCAGACGAGGTGTACGAAGGATTCATCAAAAACTTATCTGCTGTAACGAGAGAGAACCGATCTACTGTTGTTAGTGTTGGAGAAGGCAACTCTATCGAGTGTTCGTGACCATTGCCGTAGTATGCGTCAATAAACTGAGTTGATACAACAGAATGATGGTCTTTGGTAGTGATGGTGCCACAAGGTCCATCTACGGACACATTCTTTCCGCTTGGATCACCGCTGAAATGTTTGCATAGGAATTGTACTTTGGCTACCCCTAAACGGTTTTGTGTTGCAACAGTAGGACAAGGCTCGTCTATTGAGGGCGGAGTGTAACTACCGCCTTGGCTCATGCTGTTATACTTAACCAAGAACGCGTCTTTGCCGCCTGCCACAAACTTAATCAAGCCCGCGTATATGCGTTCCAGCGTTCTATCTACAAGCGGCTTCTCGCGGTCAAAAATGCTTTTGCCCTCGTCCTCTAACTCCAGCACCTCTTTGACAGGCTTCCAAGGTTTGAGATTGCCGAACATATCCTGCTTGCCATTCTTACAATGTGTTGGCTCAGGGAATACGATTGGCAGACTACCTTTTGCGAAGATGCCGAAGAAGCGTGTACGAGATGTGTATGCGCCGTAGTTAGCGGAATTGAGCATGCGATGTGAGAATGAATATCCGTATTTGCATACATTCTTAACCCACTTCACATACAATCGTCCTTTATCCTTTGATACTGGTTTGCCATTCTCATCAAGGTCTCCCCAGCACATAAATTCTTCCACATTTTCAATGTAAATGAAATCAGGGTTGAGTGCCTCGATATATCGGAACAAATGCTCTGCAAGTGTACGACTATCAGCATCGCGTGGCTGACCGCCTTTCGCCTTTGAGAAGTTGGTACATTCCAATGAAGCCCATAGGACCACCAGAGAATCAGGGTTTTCTGAACGCTTTTTATTGGAGTGCGCAACCAATTCCGTCAAGTCCAAAGTACGAATATCCTCGGTAAAATGTAGCGCATTAGGATGGTTTGCTGCATGTGAGGCTATAGCGTTTTTGTCGTGATTGACACACGCTATAACCTCTGCACATTTTTCTCCATTGTACATTGCACGCTCAACACCAGTACTGGTGCCGCCAGCACCGCAGAATAAATCAATATAGAAAAGTTTTTTCATACCTTACCACACTAACCAAGTTTTTGCGAATGGAATTTTAAGTACTGAAAGATCATCTTCTTTGATGACCTTATGCAAGCGCAATCTGCACAACTCTTTTGCTTTGTCGAATGTATCGTACTCAATATCAGAATACCACCGTTGTTTGACAATGTACTTGTTGTCTTTCAGAATAATCTTAATCATAATTCTAATTGCGTTTGATGTTGATCGTCTTGTTTCTTTCTTGCTCGCTTGAGAGTTTTCAGAGCGTTTAGAGCGTCTTCCATTGCTTGCATGACTGCTACGTGGCTCGTGCGATTGTTCTGCTCTAAAATCTGTATGAACTTTTCTCTGCCAAGTTTGTTGTAGTACTTTGCAAATCCATCATCAACGAGGTCTTGCTCACTACCCATAATGATGTAGCGTGTTCCGTTGATATGGATTCCGCCGTAAAAGCGAGCAATTGAGAATTGGCTATTTAACCAAAACTCTTTAGCCATCATTATTGCGCTCATACATTACCAGTATTAAGATACCTTTCCTTGTATTTAACAAACTCCTCTGCGCTTCGTATAACAAATGCAGAGTAGGAGGTTGGGGCTTTTGTGCGAGCATGCACCTCTGCTTCAAATAAGCCTCTGTGCGCTTTCATCATTTCTTCGTTTATAACCAATTTCTCCGCAAGCGCAATAACCTCTTGCCTGCGTTTGCGTTCAATATCTTCTGCATGCTTGATCATCTCGACTTCGCTTTCAGAAACTTGCCTAATGAGATGCTTCTCTTTATAAAACGAATCGGGCATATCAAGTGCGTCAATACTGCCGTCTTGTTTATACGAATGGGTGTAATCACCGACACGCATTTTGTAGTACTTAACACCGTTTATTTCTTTCACAACGCCTGTGAATTGTACGACAACATGGTCTTGTCTGATGAAATAATCGCCTACATCGGCTTTTGATAAATCAATTTTGCTCATAATCAATAAAGTTCTATTGTTTTTGGAATCATTAAAAGTTGACTAAGGATTCGTCCTGCGTGTGACCTGCTTGTCTGCTTTTCATTTGCAATCTCGGTCACAATATCGTGAAACGCTGCTTTTCTTGCGACCAAATTGGCTCTTTCCTCTCTTGAGGTAGTTTCGTAAAACACTCGTGTCCCCATGCCATTGGCTGAGATAACATCATCTTTGTGCTTTTCCTTATACTTTGAGTTTCTTTCATCGCAAAGAGCAATATCTTGTTTACCGCGATATAACATATTCGTAGTAGTTAATACTCCTTTCCATGCTTTGCAGGTCGAAGCTTGTTGTATTCAGATTTCATTTTAATGTGTGTTTCAATATCAATATTGTACTCACCACACAAATCCATGAGGCGCAAGAAGGCATCTGCAATCTCATCTTCGAAGGTGTCTTTGATACTACTGCGAAATGCAGCTGCGTAAGCGGCAGCCTCTTTGTTTGGAGAATCAAAACCCTTCAAATCCTCCATTCCGCAATCGTAAACTTTCCCGAAACGGTCGAAGTCCGCATGCTTGTTTTTACGATCTGCTTCAAGTGCCTCAGATAGTTCTGATACGATAAGCATCAGCTTCACTCCGATAGGCTGCTTTTCTGTGAAGCCTTTTGCCAGCACATTTGCGTGGTGTTGCTTGCAGAAGTGATTGAGTTGTAATGGCAACTTCATATCTTCGTCGCTCTCGAAATCCACATCATCAATATGTACTTGTGCTTCAAGGTCTTTACCAGAGTGAAGTCCTGGAGTGATTTCGCCATTCACAGTATAAGTGTCGTATGTCTTGTCATTTGATAGGATATACTTCCAAATGCTATCTCTTTCAGGCATGATAGCGGTCAGTTGCAAAACATCTCCATTGAATGTTCTGAAACTATCAAACAACTTTGCTTTACTCAGGTCAATCATAACTGTTAATGATTTATAAACAATCATGGCGGACTATCACGAAAATTTTTGGAGATCTGATTTTCATCGTAATACATCCATATAATCCGCCATGATTGTCGTTTGTTAAACTACTGGCTCGACTTTTGTAATCTTAGCAATGCCCTTGACATCTAATCGAGCAGCTTCTTCTGCTCCATCAATGCACAATGAGTATTTGCTGTGGTAAACACCAGTCTCTCCGTTCTTTTTCACGTAATGAACTAAATATTCCTTAAACTGAATCATGATTTATGTGTTTTTGAAGTTAGAAATAATATGTGAACATTTCAATTAAGCACCACGCACCTAATCCTATCTGCAACAATGCAAGAAGCAATGCAATTAAATCGTCCATAGTCTTTAGAGTGGTAGTTGGTTGTTATTCACCATATCATCTGTAAAAAGATCATCTGCGGATTTCTCATTAGCCAGCAAGTCGGTGTCCGATTCTTGCCCATTAGATACTTGCTCCGCCTCTTGTGGGGCAGCTTGTGTCGCATCTTGCTTCACAATACGCCAAGCACGGATAGATGTGTACCAGCGACCGTTAAACTCACGGCTCTCAATATCGAAATCAACAGATACGATGTCATCAACACCGCACGGATTAGCCTTGATACGGTCGTCTCCAAATACCTCAAAGTGTACTTTCTTTGGGTATTGCTCTTTTGTTTCAAGTACATACGCTTGCAATGCCCACTCTTTTCCAGAAGTCTTGCTCACGCCGCCCTGTAACGGCAGTACTTGAATAATCTTTCCTTCGATTGTCATTGTTGTTCCTCCTCTTTATTTTCTTTGCGCTTTTCCTCAATTTTCTTAACCTCAGCGTCAAGAATCTCCTTTGCTTTTGTCATAGTGTGTTTTGCAAAAGAATCGATGCTTGCAGCCATGAGAGCAACCTCAAACGCTTTTGCCTTGTCCATTTGGCGCAACATTTCACTTTCGAGTTTAGCCATCTTCTTAATAAGACGCACTGATTTTGGAATGAAAAAAATCTTAATAAACATAATTGCCTATTTGTTTTGTGTTTGACAAACGGGGGGGGCAATTAACCCCCGTCCCGTAATAATTACTTCTCGATAACTACGAGTTGTGGAGCGATAGCAAGGATTTGCTCAAGTTGCTCGTCAATGGCTTTGTCACGAAGCTCGTTCAAAACTTCATTTGCACCAGGAGAGAGAAGCACGAAGCCTACACTCTTTCCGTCAATCTGCGCAAAGGTCTCAACCTCAATAGTCTGAGGAGTAGAGCCTTTGAAGATAGGCATCTTGAGAGAGATAGCACTTGGTAAGTTTGAATTTACCACTTGCTCGAAAATATCTCCACGATTACCATTTTCGCTGATATGACGCTCAACCTTTTGATTGACTGTAGCGGTGAAGTTCATCAGAGTTGTCACGAGTTTCATTCCTTCCTCGCGATTCTCGAACCAATAGCGGTGTTGTTTGAACGCCATTGCAAGATTTTGAGGCGACCATAGCTTGCTGGTATTCACACCAAGGGAAGCAAAGTCAGGGTGGAACTCAAGTTTACCACATACCGTTGCGCTTCTGCGAGGGTCGCACTCGTTGGTAACGAATGTCATGGTGACATTTTCGCGGTCCACGATTAAGTGACAGTCTTCAATTTCAAACTGTCCTTTGTTTACGCGATTCGTGATGAAGTTGGTCACAGAGCCTAAAGTACCTCTGAGTACAATGGCATTTGGTTCGAGCTGATCCAGCTGCTTAGGTGCTTCACCCTCAAGGATAGTTACCGTTGTCGCACCTTCTGGGAGGTTGATGTTAAATTTCTTTTCGTCCATAATTTTGGAATTTGAATGTTAATGATTGTGGTTAATTATCCCTCTGTGCCTGTACGCAGGGATTGGAATACTGTTTTTTGCAGTTCGTCGGCAGTACATTGACGAGCCTCGATGCAATCTCCATCTTCGTTGTAGAAGTAGGTCATCTTCTCGTCTTGGTTTACGAACTTGTAGCAAACCTCTGTTACCAACTCTGCCTTTTGACGAATGTTTTGTAGCAGTTCGGATTGGCGTTCTTGTAGAGGTTTCAAGCGCACCTTGAATTGCTCCTTGATTGCTTTGAGTTCGCTGGCGATTTCAGAAGTCTCCATGCAGCACTCTGCGAGGTCTTCCTTGAAGCCTTGCAATTGCTCTGGAGTAAAGTTCTTCATGTACGATTTCTCTACAACAGCATCAGAGTTGTCTTTCAGAAATCTCTTTCTTTGTTCGGGATCGGTGTACTCCTTACCCATTGGCTTTACTTGTTTACTCATTGTTTTGTAAGTTTAGTTGTTGATATTATTTTTCTCCAACTCCTCTTGTATGAGTTGGTCGATGATTTTATCTGCTTCTTGAACAGACATCTGCGAATAAAGATGAGCGTTTTGCTTGTGTACTCTGTCCGTAATTTCTTTGCGGAGTTTACTGTTCTTAAACTTCTCAAATATAAAATCGGGCATCGGAACAGGCTCGTCCTCATCTCCTTCGAGGGCTTTGTGTTTTTGTAGTATATCCACGAAGTTTGCGTTGTCGCCTTTCGTTGATTGGTGTTCTTGATACGCACGCTCTTCAACCATGTCGAAATAACTATTCTCAAACTTCTGCAACCACTCCATCAGAACAGAAATATCCATTCTTCCGTAATGCGGTCCAAATGCACCACACATTGCATCTTCGAAAAACACTCCGATTGCTTTGAGCGGCAAATGTGGATGCCGTTGTGCTATCAACTTTGCAGCCATAGCAATTTGTACAGCGTTCATTGACGAGCGAAGATTAACCATATCCAAGTACTCGCAAAGTTTTGCAGATATGTTTTTAATAATCACATCATCTCCATACTCACGAGCAGCACGAATAATTGACAACGGATAATCTTCTTTTAGGATTTCTGCTAATGTGCTACATGAGTCCTTCGAGCGGATTGCCATCTGGTCCCCACGAGTTCCTGATTGCTGCACCAAGCAACTGTGAGTCTGTTGGTCTGCTGGCAGGATTTCCATTGTTACCTCCTTTTAATTCAAATAAACCTTGATAATTATTAGCCATAGACTGCTCCACGATTAACATGGCAGTATGTGGATCGCCGTTACTCAAATTTACAAGCTTATGGTATAAAGCTTCTAAACCTTTTTGTTTATAACTTTGCTTGCGCTCTTTCTTGTACTCAAGCCAAATGTCAATTGCTGGTCTGAATGAAACCGCAATAAAAGATAAATCCAAACCGTCCGTTTTTTTCCCCCTTGAGGGGGACACTTCTGAAAGAAGTAAGGGGGTACTTGATTTAAGTTCTTTATTATTTTTACTGGTAGGAGTATCTATGATACGACTATCAGTAGAAATAATATTATTAGTATTTAATTGTGGCTGATTATCCGAATTGGATTTTCCGCATTGGTTTTCAAGTATCGGTTCTTCATATATATCGTATATGGTTTCGAACTGCCCTTTATCATTACGAATACTTGTCATTTTGATATAACCAAACTCGCACAATTCATCAAGCGCACTCATAACACTATCCTTTCCGTCTTTGCTCAAAGAAGCAAGCCCTGCAATTGAATATTCCCACTCATCTGGCAGAGATAGCATTATTGACAATAACCCCTTAGACTTTAATGACATCCTACTTTCTCTCAAATGAAGATTACTCATTATTGTGTAATCTTTATTTTTGTGATTTATGAATTTTGCCATAATCTTAAAATGGTATCACATCTATTGGCAACTCAAGTCCTCGTTGCGCAATGTGAACGTATTTGCCTGTTAATAATTCAATTTCTTTCTTAAACCTGATTGGATCGGCGTTATTCTTTGAAAGGTGGAGGAGGATAATTCGGCTCACATCAGTTAGGTCTGTTGCTCGCAACATCTGTTTGCAATGCTCCAGGCTCATGTGAGATTCGAGGGTACGCTCTTCCAGTTTCTTAGGAATAATGCCTTTTTGGCAATTCTCTTGGAGGATTTGCAAGTCATAGTTACACTCAAGCATGATGATATTCAGTCCGTCAAATTGGTATTTCACAAAGTAGGTATCAGTTGCAAAGAGTAATGTTCCTATCTCCTCGTGTTTGACAAGGAATCCGAACGGCTCTGCGCAATCATGCTCGGTGTCAAATGGTCTGACTGAAAATCCTCCAAAAGTAACTGTCCGTAGCGGAGTCATAGCAATTGGTCTGCGTTGCTTCTTAAAGCGAAACTCATCAATTGCGCCTTGACTGCAATAGCATGGGAAATATTTGAGATAATCCTCAACATATCTCATGTGGTCAAGGTGAGCATGGGAGATGAACACGCCAACGACCTTTCGTGTATTGAAATTTAGCGTTTCAAGAACTTCTTGAACATGGCAGCCCGCTTCAATCACAATAGCCTCTTGGTCATTTTGCAACACATAACAGTTGCCATGACTTCCACTATCAAGTACAGTTAGTTTCATTGCCCAAAGATTTCAGGTTGTTCTTGTGCGCCTACTGGCTTCGTTCCTGTTGCAGAAGCAGCTGCTGGGGCTGCTGGTTTCTCCTCTGGCAACTTGGTTTTGTTACCCTCGGTAGCAACTCGTGATTCAATGACCTCAGCCTTCACCTCTTCGAATGCGATGTTTTCATCGTCTGCATCGCCCATATCCATTCCTGTGATATTCTCATAGATTTGTTTTTTGAGACGGCGTTCTGCCTTGCCACGGAGTTGGTCAACGGTTGAGTAAGAATCTTTACGAAGGTAAACATTCATCTTCAACTCTTTTTCTTCTCCAGTTCTGATGATAACGTACTTTGCATGAGCAGGAATGACAACAAACTCTTGGTCCATCGCAGACTTCTCTTGTTTTACAGGGAAGCCAGTGGAGTAAATCGCATCTGTAATATGCTTTTTCAGGAGATGTGTGTAACCCTCTTTTGTTGGGTACATGCGCTCTGCAATGATGTTAAACTGATTGCCGACTGTCAAAAGACCATACATGGTTGCGTCAATGATACAATCGCGAACAATATCTACAGAATATGGTTGCAAAGCCTGTTTTCCTGCGCGAGCTTTACCTGTGCGGTCGGTAAGGAACCCAATCTTCGTATTCATGAGTGGCATAAATACTTTTTCCATGACCTCATCCGACAAAGCTTCGCGAACTAAAGAAACAACTTCGGCAGCTGCAAATGCTGCGCCTACATTGTTTACTAATTGCAACTGTCCTGCTCTTTGGCAGGCTAATTCAAACTGCTGTTGCTTTTCTTTCAAAGCAATTTCTTGTGATTTTGTTTCCATAAAAATAAGTTTGTAAAGTTTTACTTTATAGTCAATTTCTGCCCTTGGATAACAGAAAGTGTGATCGTTTGAGTTTCAGAAGCTCGCATAACTGTTACGCTCTCCGTGTTATCCACGAATAGCGGCACCTGACACCCTAACGCCTTTGTGAGACCGTTGATGATGTCAATACCAGCATTGATACGAGTAGCAGTATTCTGCGTTTCGTATGGTACGCCGTCAATAATTGCTTGGCAAATCTCTTTCTCACCATCGTTGGTGAGATTTGGCTCGTACATTTTCCAACGCACGATTTCGAACAGCGAAGATACGCGGTCCTCAACGATGGATATTTTCTTTTTCTTAAACAGTCGTATCTCGTAATCTACACGATCGCAATCTGCAACTGTTTGTGCAAGCGTCTTTGATTCTTCTTCCAAACGCGCTTTCTCCGCATCGATACGAGCATTTGTCTTCTCGGCAGCCAATTTCTCGTTAATCTCACGAAGTTTGTTGTCTATCTGACGAATGTGCATTTGGAATGTTTGTGTCTTGGCATTGTACTCTGCAAGTACGGAAGATTGACTTGGTGTAGCAGACATAGCTTGCATAATCTCCTCGTGCTTTGCTTTCTGCTCTGCGTATTCGCTGACTTGTGCCAATACACTTTCGAGGGTAGGAACATTGCTGAGTTCGGCTGATATGGCATCAACCTTTTCAATCAGTTCGCGCTCTTCTTGCTCCAATGATTGAATACGAGCGTTCGCACTTTCGATTTCAGACTTGATACTATCAATGCGTTCCTTGAGTCGCTTTCCGTCATTCTCTATCTCTGCAAGACGCTTGAGTTTGCGCTCATTGAACGCCTTAATAGCATTTTCTTGCGCCTCTTGAACCTTGAACACAGGCAAATCTTGACCACATACAGGACAAGTTGTTTCAACTTCGTCCTTGTATGCTTCAATATTTTGCTTCTGCCACTCTTTTCCTGCTGCTGCGAGCAATCCCGCTTTTTCGTCTTTTTCTGCGCTCAAACGCGAGATTTTGGACATCTCAGAGGTTTTTTCGTACTGTACCTTGTTGAGTTCTGCCTTTGTAGCGTACAAACGGTTGTTAATCTCACCTCTTTTGCTCTCAATCTCAACACGAGCATCATGCTCTAATCGTGCAATCTTTTGGTTGCACTCTGCAAGCAGACGAGGATACTCATTACTTGTCGTCTCTGGACGGTTGCCCAAATGCTCGGTGAGTAACGCATCAATTTCTGCGTGCTCTGTTTCCAAACGAACCTTATCGCTTTCCAATGCTGCAAAATCAACATCTACGATACGCAAGCGTTCTTGTTGGTCTATACGAGCAGGAATCTGATCCAAATCGGTTTGAGCAGTTTTGCGTGTCAAACGATTTTGGCGAATCAACTCGTCCACAGACTTTCCGTCATAGAACGCCTTGATGATTGAAGGATAATCTTTGGCGATTTCATACTCGCTGATTTCGCCTGTGAGCAACTGCAATTTCTTTCTGCGGTCTTCCATCTTTAAGCCCATGAAAGCAGAGATAGAAGATAGCATGAACCATTCCTGAACAGGGCAGATCTTGCCCAACTTCTCATCGAAGTCACGCACGGAATAAGGTACGTCGTTGATAAACCTCTCTTGAGTGTTACCTTGTAAGATTGCTTCTAACTGACCGCGTGGAACTGACCATTTCTCTTTCTGAACGCGCTTGACGGTCATCTTTGTTCCGTCAATATCTAATTCTAATTCCACAACGGTGTCCACTTTGTGAACGACCTCATTGTCTTTGGTTAGTGGTTGAACTGGCAATTCCTTGCCCTCATAGTTCTTTCCGAACAGGCACCACAAATAAGCATCGTACACCGATGACTTGCCTGTGCCGTTATCTCCAGATATTTGGGTATAGCACCCAAAGTTTGCTTCAAGGTTTTTAATACCCTTGAAATTTGCGATTTTCATCGCTTTTAATTCGACTCTTGACATAAGTTAGACGAATGTTAAGTTGTTGGTTGGTTTGTTTGTTATCTGCGTCTGAGTTGCCTCCGCATAGTGAGCAGTTGAGTCTCGCTCTCAAGTGCTGGTCCTTAGCCATCCCTGCCCATTTGCATTGCCGATTTTCCCAAACAGACAATGCCTGAAAAAGAAACGTTTTACAATTTATACCATTTTAAGAATTGTAGGTTTTCTTAATCTGTAGGAGCATTTGCAAGAATGTACTTGCAAACTTTTATTGCTCTGATTACGGTCTGCCTCTGCTTAATACCAAACTTATCCATGACCATTTCAATGCAATACTCCTTATCTCGGTAGAGTTGGTATTTATTGACATACCAATTGTAAATCTTGATATATCGCTTGAGTGCTGCCATGTTTTTTGGCATCTCAACCTCCTCTACATCTTTATCTACACCAACACTCGGAAGATTATCAAAGGTTTTAATAGAATGGACTATGTGTTTCTTTCCAAAATCTCGTCTTCTTAAACCTCTTTCCCTACGGGTGTTTGGCTTGCGTCCATAGCGGCGTTTACATCGCTTATCGTACCATGAGTGCTTGCACATTATCTAATACGAACAATTGTAGTACCTCGTGGATTGTTACAGCGATGGAATTGAAACTCGCCAGTTATAGCACCCTCACGCTTCAATGTCTGATAGCGTGAACTGAAAGTGCCAGTGTCAGTTTGTGAGTCTGCGAATAAGATGAACTCAGCTTCTCCTACCTTAAACCCTTTAAGGGTGGCATGAATGTCAGTTTGAACTCTCGTTTTTAGGTGTGTCATAACTATTTATTTGCATGTTTGAAATTTTTGTTGTATCTTTGCGCTCAAATTTAAAAAAAATACCACGAGTTATGGTGTACAAATCTGAAATCGACTGCAAAGTTACAACTGTAATTTCACTTTTGCAAATATACTTGAAACGGTATTTATATCTGATGTACAGTATTTATAAATGATGAACGAAATTCATAAACTATGGCTAATTTATCTTTAATCAAAACCTTAATGAGAGAGAAAAAAATCACTTATGGTATGCTCTCAAAGATGACTGGATTGACCGCTCAAGGGGTGTGTCAGATGATGAAGGCTAATAAAGCCATGACTGACAATTTGGAGTTGATTGCACATGCTCTTGGCGTACCTGTAGGTTATTTCTTCGAAGAAACGCCTGCCAAAACATCTCATTCAGATAATAGTGTTTCTGTACCACGAGAGGTGCTTGAAATGTTGGCAGAAAAAGACAAACAGTTACGAGAGAAAGATGCTATCATAGCCCGATTGACTGAGCGATTGATAGGTAAGTAACCTTTTCCGAAATCATGTAGTATCTCTATATGGGGACGATTGGCAGTCGTCGTGTAAGACTCGACGCACGATGAAATCATCCATGTGAAGGATGATGAAGACATGCGTCGAGTCAATCTAAGACGCTTCTAAATGAAATAGACTTCCTCAAAGGTTGTGCATACTATTGCTAATAAGGCGATTTTGCACGGCGGTTTTCTCTGTACTCATTCGATTGATAGAATCTAATTAAGATGCGCCTCTGTAGTCATACAGAGAGGGGCATCATATATCGGATTCTATTATGAAATAGTCATGCACCAATCGCCAACTGCAATTGCAAGCGTGGTTTTCCCTATATGTGTTTGATAGATGAAGCTATCATAGAAGGTCCCGTAAAGAGAGACATCCTTAACGGGACCTTCTTATCATAGCTTTAATGAAAATTTGCTTGCCCATTGCAGTTACTCACCCTTAAAACCCAGCCCTTAATCCCAAATGTTTCAGGACTTCTCTCAACTCACTATTTGTGTATTTCTCCGCAATCTCTCGCGACACACCATTATGGTTCATTGTGATCTCAATAGCCCTTTGCTTTGAGATAGCAGGTTTCAATTTTCGTTTCATATCATTTTCGATTAGCGAGTTTCTTTTCTTTCCACTCTTTTTGCTTTGCCTCAATATCAATCTTGTTGTCAACGATGAGTTGCTTGAGCGCACCGAGCAAGTACCAGCCAGTCTCTTTTGCAGCCATGCTGTCTAACTTCTTGAGAGAAGCCTCTTTCGTCATTCGCTTACGGTTCTCAAAGAATACACAGCGATGGAAGCGTATGAGGTTCTGCATGCTAAAGAAAGCACCATAGCCTTTGTAGGCATCTTGCCACTCTTTGCATTGATGAGGGATGAATTGTTTTCTGTCCTCCAACTTCGATGGACTGCTGTATAAAGTAGGCATTACCATGACAAACGCCTTGACCGCATTGTACAATGCTCGTGGTGTCGTGGCTTTCTGAATAGCCTCACGGTACATCTTGATAGCGCGGAATACTTGAGCAAACTCATTCAGATACAAGTATCCATAATCGCTATCTTTCTTGCCTTTCAAAATCTTCTCTGCACCACTATAGCAGATATAAGTCTCCCCAGTCTTCTTGTAGAGGTGTGTCTTGTGCGAGTGGAGCAACGATTTCAATTGGTCAAAGTAGTCGTCAATCATTGCGATCGCAAGTTCCTTGTTGTACCAGCGGTTGTCCTCACGGAAGCACTTTGTATCTCCGTGCTTGAACATTGATTCCTGACGACCCAACTCCTCTACGAGTACTCTCCAAGTGTAATCGTAGCCAAACATCTTCATGCGTTCGGTGTAGCTGCTCATATCGTAAGTACCGTCTGGGCATTGTTTTGTAACATACTTGTTTAGTTTTCCGACGTAAGTGCGTGTCAAAAGCATTTTGAACATCTGAGCCAAGACATGTTGTTTGAACAAGTGCGAACTGCGGACATCGCCACCGCCCTTGATTTCAGTCACAACGCTATCAAGACGAATAGCGATAACTTGTCCTCCGTCTGGTTTTGTCATGGCAAAAAGGCTTGACACATCAATACCTGCGTCTTCGAGCTGCTTGATGCGATCAGCTGCTTTCTTGCTGTTGTTGGCAAGTGGCAACTCGATTACACCAAGTCCACTATCTGCTCCGATAGTCAAACCGATGGTTACATGTTCTTGTTCACTAATTGCGATTTCTGCACCACATTTTGGGCAGACAACTTTTGTTGTTGGTTTCATAAGATTTTGTTTTTATTGGTTAAACATTACTCGTGTCTATCCACGAGCGTAAGATTACTAAATCGTAGTCGTTTGAGGAACGCCAAAACCATTTACCCATAGTTTCTTCGTTCCATACAAACGAGCCGTTGATGATTGATTGTAGCACAAAATACTCAAGTTCAAATCGCGCTATATCTCTGTTCGGTCCGTATGTTTGATCATCTTGCGACAATTCGTTATACTTGAGTGCCTTGAAGTATGGTCGAGACGGTTCGGTTGCAGACGGAATGGAGTGTTTGTAGTAGGAGTATAACTCCTCAATTTTCTCCAACACACTCTCTATGATCATCATTTCGCCCGAAGCAATATCAATCTGTTTCCGATTGACAACAAGCGTTCTTTCCTCAAGGTTGATTTTGTACGATGCGCCATTGGAAATGGCTTCTAAGATTTCTTCGTAAGTTTTCATAAAAATGTTACTCTCAAAATGTTGTGGTATCAATGTAGGTGTTCGGTATTTAGATGTAGTTTACCTGGAACGCTAACGCCGCAAATCTGCGGCGTACAGACTTCCACGGTAATACGCCATCTCAATCGAATGTACATTCCTTGATATAACTTGCCTACCATAGCAATACAACTCAGTAGCGATGTGCGTTGGTGTAAGGATTTGATACTATCAGAATCAAATCACCAGTAAACTTCGAAACATCGAAGTAATACTGGTGAATGTGTTTCTGAATGTTAAATGGTGCTACATTGTTGCGATTGGTCGCACTACCAAAAGAGAAGATTGGTGGTTGCTATAGCGCATGCCTATACAGGTTTGATTGTATGATCAGGGGTCCTGTCTAAACAGCCTCCAACGGTAGAGGAGGCTGGTTAAACAGGTTAGAGAACAGTGTATCCAGATGCCAATCTGGATAACACTGTGCGGAACCTGATCATGCTGAATGATAAGCAACTTCCAATCAGTCGTGATGCGCATCACATTGTTCTACATGTGCAAGCGAATGATTGTGTTGTACACGCCTTTGCTTGTGTGCAAATTCTTCTGCATACAAGTGATAGTGTAATACCCTTTGAGTTCGGGTATCTTCTGCTTGTTTGCTTTCACATTCTTGCCTGTTCCTCTTGCGATACAGCCGTCTTTTTGTTCACGGACATATCCAAGTCCACCAACTTTCTTTCTGCCTGTCTGAACGGCTCGTAGGCAGTCCATGACAAAGCCATTAAGCACTATCACATCGTGAGGAACATTGATTGTCCTCAATACTCGTGTAGCCCAAGAAAAATCGTTGAACCCTTTGTAGAGTCCTCGATAGACTGCATGGAGTGCGCTTTCATACGATACATCGCGTTTCTTGATAGTCGCCTCTTCAATCATCTTTTGGAACTTCTTAATACCTGTACTCGATAGTGATATATCTGCGCCTTTGATTGAGAAACCAAGGAACTTTACCCAATGGTCTTTGTCAATGTACTCAACCTTTTTCGGATTCAGTCTCATGGACATCTCGTTTATGCCGTCTGCCAAGCCGCACATGGCTTTTTGGTAGTCATTGCCAGCGAAGATAATATCGTCCGAGTATCGTATGTAGATACCGTCCATGCTTGATAATTTCTCATCTACATCAAATAGTACCACATCCGCCAGCCAAGCAGCTACCGCACACCCTTGCTTGAGTGATTGGTATTTCTGTTGCAGTTGATTGTTTTCGTCAAAGTAGTAGTCGCAATGGTAGTAGTTACGCACGACATCTATCAACGCAGACTTGCCGTACTTGCGTTCAACCGCATCAAAGGCAGCGTCAATATACTCAATCGGAACACTATCGAAATACTTGCTCAAGTCGGCTTTGAAACCAACCCTTCCTGCGTAAGACTCGCACACTACAATCTCGCGGCTAAGTTGTTGTACGATCTTGCCACATGATATGCCCTTCTGATACGATTTGCATGACTTGTGTATCATCTCAGGCATGAGTTCAAAGAGCAGGTCATTGACCAGCGATAGCAGAACACGGTCTTTCGGCTCATTGACATACACGGTTCGAAAAGTTCCGTCATCTTTAGGTATTTGTGCCGTATGCGGTGGTACGATAGTATATCGCCCATCACGGATAGCCAGGTACATAGCCACTCGTGTATCGTCTTCGCACAATTCACGAATATCCTTTTTGCAGATACCCTTTCCGATACCCTTTTCCAATGCTCTTTCCCAACGACTTTTGTCGGAAAACGCCATTTCTATAATTTTATCTTCCATTTTCTCAACTTTTCTTTGCCAACTTTCTCAACTAAGATGTTCAAGTTGGTTCGTTTGATGTGTAACTGACTTCGCGCCCAATCACGATCGGAATAGTTCTCTTTCTCAATTGCCTCTTGCTCTTTCTGCTCCCAAAAAGCAATCTCTTTGAGATATTTTTCAATTGCTTCTTGGTTCGGGTGCTTGTACTTTGGTTCGTTATTCGCCATATAATTCTCCTCCGTTTAAGATGTATTGATAACTGATAGTTTCTTGTGGGTTTAACGCCGATGTGTCAAATAGCCCATAGGTGATTGCGTTCATACCAACTCCATTTCATGTATTATCAGATGTAACTTGTCCGCTCCGTATCGTGTGTAATACTCCGCCCAACGGTCGGTTCTCATCTTCTTAACTACAGATTTTCGGTTTTGAGCAACCCACCACTTATCTTCGTCATTCTCAATGCTCAACATTCGTTTATTGAACTCTTGTTTAGCATCAGCGAGATTAGTGTATGCACGTTCTCCTACATCGGCAGTCGCATCCTCGTAGCTCTCTTTTTGGTCTTCAACTATGACCACATAAACTTTTTGTCCCATGTTGTTTAATATTCAAAAATTGCTGGTTCAAATTGAGATACAGGATATTCAATCAAGTCCCATGTGCTGATAAAGCGCAATGCGCATGATTGTTCGAAAATAGTTTCTAACTCCAAGATATGGTGTATCTCGTAGCCATTTTCCATTGCCTCTCGTTGTTCTGATGGGTTATCAAGCAAGTAAATCTTGTGACAACCGTCATACGCAAACATTTCTTGCGTAATCTCATAGCCGTTGACTTTCATAACTAATACTTGTTGAGTAGGTACAGACCTAATTGTTTTGCCTCTTCGTTCAATTCGTTGCAATTGGGTGTCATAGGCATGATGACAGCAGTTCTCTTGTCGCTCCAAAACATACCTTTCGTAGTCTCAGCAAAAGACGATGGCTTTTTGTTGATATAGATACACTCGCCTGTATCAACCAAGAATATGCGTAGAGATTCCGCATGAAAAAATGATTCTCCGACCTTGAAGATAGGAGTTGGAGCGTATTTATTCGTTAAGCCATTTAACTTCATGAACGCCTTGCACTCCTTGATGTACTTGTCCAATTCTTTCAGAGAGACATTGTGCATGATGTAGTCGTCATTCTTTTGTGGAATAACTGATCTCCAATTTGGGAATCGTTGGTCGATAAACTTTCCATACCTATCAACAGGTCGGTGTATTATCATTTTGAAGCCCTCTGGCTGATAGCCTTCGTCTGCTTTGCTCTCGTCATAACTACTTGCATCTGCGACTATCATGTGTGCATTGGTAGCCACGGCAACTTTACTCTCTTTGTCGTGGAACACACCCTCTAAAGCAGGTCGGCAGTTGTCGTTGATAACCCAATCCCAAATATTGAATACACCCTTTGGCGTTGGCTCGTTATCTACCATAAACTCGTGGATTAAGCGTTTGATTTCATCAATCAAAATCTTATCTACTTTTCCCTCGTGTTTGATGTTGTCTTGCGCCCACCCTAACTTTGCGTAGGCATCTTGAAGTTTTCTAAAATTGTTCATAATTTGGACATAATTTGTAGTCTTGAATGACTTGTTCAACATATTTGCACAGAGTTTCAATATCAATGCAATTTGTGCTATACAAATAGCCATTTTGTAGCAACTCCCAGCGATTGTCTATGAAGATGAAAGCATCGTAATTATACGAATACTCACAAGGCAGGTAGAAGCCTTTGTAGTCGCTGTTGTAACTATCAATCGGTTGTGCATTTGCCATACCCGATGATAAAATGCTCAGGCACTCCTCACGAAGTTGCGCTGCCTTATCTGATAATTTTCCCATAACCATGATTTTAATAATGTACAATCAAATTGCAATTATAGTATGTTACTTTCAGTCCAAACTCAATCGCTTTCTTTGCTACACGAGCGCAAATATTTTGCTCGCTATTCATACGCCATCTTAGAAAACCATCATCTACAAAGTGAGCCTTGTGGTATCTCAGCGCATAACTGCGTAATTTATCAATAGGCGATTTCATTGCATAGCCTCCTTTAAGTATTTATTTGCTGCTTTCCAATACTTTTGTGGTACTCCGTGGAGGTATTTCACAATCTCGTGAGCGCAGCTCCACTCATTGAGCGCGACCTCGAATACCACAAACTCTACAAGTTTCTCATTCATCTCGTTTGACAAGATAAATGTACCTTTGCCTAAGCACCCTTCGTCTATGGTGTGCATTTGTCCACCCTCAGAAGTGTATTTTTGTATCAATCGTTCTACATCTTCGACCGACACTCTGTATCTTACTCCTGCCTTCATGATTTCTTGTGTTGTTTAGGCAGCTGCCAACCTTTCACGCTTGCAACTGCTTGGTTAAACTTGTACCACACATTCTCATCTACAAACTCGAAGTGCATAGTGCCTTTCTTGTAGCCACGGATACGGAAGAAACTCCATTTTCGTATGGTATTACCGTCTTTATCTGTAACGATGTTTGTCCAATCATACCATTGTCCCCAAAGCAAATTGTTTTGTCGGGCAAATGTGTACAAGTCAGTAATATCGCTATAATCTCTACCAGTTAAAAAGCAGAGTGCTTTCATCACATCGTCTATACGACCTGTGCCATTATAGGCTATGTCGATATGCCAATTTGTACGAGGAAAGTCCTTGTCGTATCTTGTTACACACGGCATGATAAATCGCTTGTTTATCATGTAGTCAGAATTGGTTTTCCATTTCTCGCCTGCTGTAGAGTTTTCGGCTGATAGAGAGCAGATGTAATCAAATGCCTCTACGAGTGTTTGTTTTATTCGTTCCTCGTGAGTAGCAACGAGCATTTGCGCCATTCGGTAGATGTTTTTCATTGTGAAAGGCATATCGCTCGCAAGTTCAATCGCTCTATTCAGGTCATCAATAACCTTTCGCGTTACATACTTCTCCATGCCAAATTGATTGAATACATGTCGCCACAGAGACTTCTGCAAGGTCTTTTTGAACACATCTCGTGTGATAGCACCGCTTGAATAACTGTTTACATCTTGCACTTTTCGTGCGCCAAAGACGATAGGTTGTACTCCCATGCTGTTGCATAGCTCGTTCATGCGGTTATTGCCCTCTATGACTGTGTCAAACAGTTCGACTGCGTCCTTGTACTTGCTCACAATGTCTTGCACATAACTGTATCGCACAATGCCTTGTGTGTTTGGCTCATCATCTTCCGTCATGTCGAAGAAGTCGTCAAACTCATGTTCGCCAGTTCGTGGCTTATACAAGCGTATCACGGACACATCAACACTCGTTTGTCGTTCAGCAGTCTTGAATACCTCTCCAAGGCATTGGCTATTGCCGTTATTGTCTATGAGTTCTCGTATCTTCTCGCGCCTCTCGTAATAGTTGCGAGAGAGCAGAGAAGAGTTGCACAAACTGATGATTTCACAGCCCTCTGGCGCAACATCCCAGGCATGTAGTATGTGCGCTTCTTCGGCAGAGAATGGTGGGTTCATCACAATCATGTCAATATGGCTAATCATATCGGGTGTAACTGTGAGGAAATCGCTCGCGATCAGTTCGCATTTACCTGCAATAATCGCCTGCAATTTCGTATTGATTTCGCAGGCGATCACTTTCTTTGCTCCGTTCCTTTGCAGGAAATCTACGATATTGCCACTTCCTGCTGATGGTTCAAGAATGATTTTTCCTCGTATATCCGAGAGTGAGAGCATTTGCTCAATCACTTCGTGAGGCGTGGGATAGAAATCCCGATTGAATAGGTTTTGAAAGTCCATGATGTTATAATTGAGAGTAAATTTTTTCGGTTAGTTTCTTGCATTTGGCGTATTTCCTATCCTCTGGCGGTCTATACTGGTATTGCTCCTCTTTTAAGAGTGCAAGCAGCACAGTCTTCGGTAATAACCAATTGTCCTCGTATTGAGAGTGGTCGGTCATGTCTTCTTTGATGACTCGCTCAAGGTTTTTCCTCATGTGTCTGCCAACTATTTGTATCAGTTGTCGAGTTCTCTTGCGCAATTCTTTCTTTGTCATACGGCTAACAATTTTTTGAGTTCATCTTCTTTGGTTTTTGGGAATACCCAGCCTGCCCCGCAGGACAATTTGGGATTGAAACGACCTCCCAATTTCTTGAGTTCGTCCTTAATCGCTTTCGTGTCGCCCAGCACAACAATAGCACGCTCAGAATATGGGATAATCTGAAAGTCGCCATTGATTGGCTCTTGTGGCTCGTTTTTGGGTGTTTGTTCGACATAGAATGACACATTATGTGCTACCCAATATCGAATACTACCAAAGTCGATGTAGCGATTGTAGTTGAAATGTTCGAACTCAGGTCGGTCATGCAAGCGATACATTGTATCTTCGCAATTCTCTTTGGTAATGCCCAACTCAGCAAGCACTTCATCGGCTTTCTTATAGGCTTTCTCGCTTACTTCTCGTGATAACTCTACATCGCCACGAGTTGCGTTTTTACCCATTGTGAAATCGGCAAAGTCCGAGAACTCTTGTCGCTCATAGCCTGTGCTATCATTCATACCGTCAAAGTACTCGTGACCATGCTCAAAGAGTACCAAATCGGTCTTCTCACGGAACTCTTTTTCGGTCATCTCGTCCACCCATGAGAGGGTATAGGACGCACCCCAACCGTCATTTTTCTTTAGCGAGAACTTCACGCCAGGGAACGCGGATCTGCACATGGCGAGTATGTTCGATTTGCGTGCGTTGTTCGTTTTCAGACATGCGGTTTTGTATGCCTTGTATTCGGGCGATTTGCGGTTGTAGGTCTTTTGGTATATCCCCCACAATCGTCTTTCTTCCTCAACAAGCGGATTGACATCGGTCATCAAGTGCTGCCATTTCTTGCAGAGTGTTTGATAGGCTTTGTATCGTTCTGCTTTCTCCTCTGCTGCAATTCGCTCTTCTTCCATTTTGCGCGCTTTCTCTCGTTCGTGTATGATTTCCACCTCAGTAGCAAACATCTCTCGCCAGTTCGCTGGCATATAGATGTAGCGGGCATAATTGTAGCCCTCCGAACTTATCAGAAACCATTTGCCGTTATCGGTATTCACGACAACAGTACCAACTGTAAAGAATGTGGCAAGTTGCTCTTTGGTCGGGTTGTACTCGTCATAATCTGCGACATCTACATCATCAGATTGCGAGCCGTATTTCTCAAAGTCTTGCGGTTGATTTCTCACGAGTTCGTCCGCGAGTTCTTTGCGTGAAAAGTCCTTGCTTGTAACCTCGATCACGTGCATAACATTGCACAGTCGTTTACTCTCATTGTACAGCAGCAGGTCGTTGATTTCTCCGTAGGCACCATCGCCGCCGTCTTGTTTCATGCCCGAATTACTGCACCACACGAAATCGCCAAATTGTGGCACTCCCTGATGCGCATCTGCCATACGAGCATAATGAGCGAAATATGTTTGCTCAAACCACTTTCTTTTTTGCTCGATTTGTTCACGCGCCATTTGTTCGTACATGGCTGTTTGTTGTTCGCCATAGGTATGCACAAAGGCTGCTCGATTGAGTGGGGACATTGCTCCAAGCGCACCAAAGCTGCCGTATTGTTCGCCCATTGTGTACTCCCAGCCGTTTTTCAGTTCGTCCGTGGTCAAGATACGCTCTATCTCGTTCACGATTTTGGTAATGTTTGCTTCCATATTGTTTGTGTTTTTGAGGTTAGTAGCACATTGCATTTATAACATCTTCCATGCAGTCTTCTCCGAGCATGCCCGACCATTCAAATGGGTTGAAATAATCATTTTCGCAATCCTCGTCTTCGTGAGCATGTTTGTCCTTTAATTCTTGCGGAATGTTGTCATCGTCCAGTTGTTCTGTTGCATACGCAAAGAATAACTTGTCGTATCGTTTTCCGAGTAATCCCTCGCACTCATCCGCAAGATCGCGGGAGCGAAAGTCGTTTTCCAATTTGAGTTCTTGCAGTTGCGTAATTGTTCCGTGCAAGTTTTCTTCGGCTTCAGCCGTAGAGATTGTGCAAGCAGTTGCTATAGCAGCAATCAGTATCTGATAATCGTTATTCATAATATTCGCTCACTTTTGGCTGAGCGTACTCCATTCGTTAATGATTGTTTTTACTCTCTCTTGCGAGATATGGTGTAATTCTCCGTCCTGATACACATAGTAAGAGGGGAGTTGGTCTGAGTAGTCGTGCAATAGGTGTTCACGAGCCGTACTACTCTCATCGTTTTTCAGATCGCACAGGTAGCAGAAGGTAGTACCCATTTCGCGTGTCATCCAAAGGAAGTCTAATTTCACTTCATCGTCTTCGTTGTACAACTCGGTTATTGCATAGCGGTCGATAATAAAGTCACTCGCAAACATCTTCACATGTGCTTGCACAATAGCAGCCATCATGGCTGTGAGGTCTTTTGTTTTCATATCTGTTTTTGTTTGGTTGGTTGTTTCGTGTGTTGTAAGGGAGAGAGGGGGTAAGGGGGTGAGAGAGTTCGTTCGCTCCTTGCATTGCATACATACATACGCATATATACATGTGCATACATACATGCAACTCGTTCAGTCAGATACACCTTAATTTAGGGGATAATATTGTACTATGTACAACATTAAAAGTCGCCCAAAAGGGTTTTTCTATGAAATATAGAGGGAAAAGGTGGGAAAAATAAGGAAAAAGGGGAAGAAAGAAGGGACGGGGGGCGGTCGCCAAACTCGTTTTTCGTTCTTTCCATTTTGCACGCATTATGCTGATTTATAGACATTTACAAATAAAGCATAAAGTGCCACTTTAACCCTGCAAAATAACCCTATTTTGGTCATATCATACAATATCCCTTAGTATTACATAGTAATATCTAAGGAATATGGTATAATATCGGGTCGCTCGTTCACTTTGCAATGTGCCAAAACTCCTCTTTTTGCATTTTGTTCAGCCGTTCGCATAGTTCCTCTGCCTGCTGCAATCGTTCAGGCGGAAAGGGTATGACCGTGAGCGGTCGTTGCGTGCTGAATAGATAATGCGTGATAGGTCGCTCACTTTGCGTGCTTGCTTTGTTGCTCATCGTACCGCTCATAATGGTCGTAAATCATCCACGCGACTGCGCATATACCTGTTAAAACGAAAGCAGCTATAACTGCCCAGTAACTCACCAGAGCGAGTGAGAAAGTCGCTACTATTCCTATAAAGGTACAGCAGCGAAAGAGTTTGCTTTTTTTCATGTTGTTTGGGTGTTTATCGTTCGCCCACTATTGGGCATAGTGAGTGGGTAAGGTAATCAGCCTCGCCCACCTGTATTGTTCCGTGTATAGTTCACGCATTGGACTGCCGCGATCGCTCGCACATATTCCGCCTACCGTGAAGGATTCGTCCTATACACTCGTTGTTCGTTCGCCTTGGTGTTTCGCATTTTCTCACACTATTGTTCAGGCACTTTGCCTGATAATAGCGGGCAGGACTTCATGACTACCTGCAACGGTTGTTCGTTGCGCTTTCGTTCAATGCGGATATAGTAGTCCCATAGTCGCCTATGGCTTGCCACATCAACCTGCTCCATGTGCGCTACGTTTGTAAGACCCACGCACACAGCCACTCTTCCATATGCAGCCGTTTACCTCGATACTGGTTCAGTCGCTGCTCAATATGCGCTCGTATGCGCATAGGTTCGCTCGCTTGCATACCCATACAGTCCACCCTGCAAGGTCGCGAAAAATTGTCAGTATGTCAAAGGTCGTGCGCCCGATTTCTCAGGGTTCGCTGCCTACATGCGGCACGGTGTGTGCCTATTGCTTGCAGGCGGTTACGGTGTGTAACCATACACGAACGGCTGCGCGGTTGTCAGCATGCAGGCGGTCAGACCTGCATGCCGTATGTGTGTGCGCTTATTGCGCTGCTTGCTTTTTCGCCTTTGGTTGTGGCTCTACCACGCCTGCGACCTCGTCCACGGCAGCACGCAACGCTTTTTTGACGATGGACGAAAAGCCGTAGCGGTTGTATGGCTGCGCAACCATGCGAGTGCGCTTGTACTCGTACACTTGCACGAGGTTGCCGTTCTCGTCTATCTGTTTGAGGGGTACTTCGTAGGTTGTGCCGTCCGCAAGTTCGTGCGTGGTCGTTACGGGTACACGGATGTCGCGCATAATCGCGAGCGTACTCATGCCCTCGCCTACTTGCTCCTCGTTTTCGGTCATATCGTATCTATAAGATACGATTTTGCGCTTGCCGTCATTCACTACGATTTCAGCCAAGCCCTCGCGCTCAGCCACGAAGCGCAACACATGTATGCGCCCCTGCTCGTCTGTCATGTGCGGGAGGTTGCGCAGGGCAGCGCAAAATATCTCGCTCCACTTGTTGCGTAGCAAGTCGCCAAGAGGGGTGCTTTTGGGTGCTGCGTTGCGCACATCTACGAGCGTTGTGTGTACGTCCGTGTGCTTGTCGGCGGTTGCGTCGAACAGGGCGAGCAGGTCGGCATCGTATGCGCTATGTGCTTGCGCCTTTGCTTGTGCGTTGGTAACTTGCGCGGTTGCGCTTTGGCTTGCTTGTGCTGCTTGGGCAGCTGTCAAATTTTGCTTTTTCATGTTGTTTGAAATTTTGATTGTAAAACGTTGTATTTGCGGACTTGCTTTTTTCAAATCCGCTGCAAAGGTACTGCTATTGCCAAAGTACACTTTTTAAGAGGCGAAAAAAAATGTAAAAAAATTGCATTTTCTTTGTAAGTGCCTGATTTACAGGGGGGTATTCACACCTATTTTTGCTATATGCACCACTGCGCGGTATCATCGCACCTATCCTTTTCCCCTTTTTCCAACCTAAAGCCCTTTAGCAACTTTCTTCCTTGAAAAATCTCCTCCTACCCCCGTCCTTTTTCTTGCCTGAAATGCCCAAATTCAAATTTTTTCAGAAAAATACTTCCAGAAACTCCTCCTATAGCGATTTTGGTAGAAAGTACACAAAAAAATCAAAATATATTTCCGTGATTTATAGCATATTAAGCCGATTTTGTTCACAAATTCTGTGAACATTGTAACTTGCAAAAAATTCGACCAAATACGCAAAAGTTCCTAACTTTGTAGCGATTTTTAACAACAAAATGCGTTTATGATTAACAAAATGACAAAAAAGCTCAAAGAGCTTCATTCAAACTTGGGTTGCCCTGAGGCAATTTTGACTTCTGTTGCTAATGTTGCGATTATTGGCTTGGCTGATGATGCTGACGATGCTGCGATTACTGCTCGTGCAAACGATAAGAGTATCGTGGATATGCTGAAAGCGTTTCAGAGCCACGTTGATACTGTTCGTACTGCGGCAAAAAAGGCTAAACATGGCAAAACAACGGTTGACGAGCCTGAAGACGAACCTGACAACGACGACAAGACTCCAAAGTATGTCAAAGATATACTGGATGTCCTCAAACAACAAGGCGAGCGTATTGAGGCTATGGAAAATGCGAGAAAAACGGAGAATTTCGATTCTATGGTTGCTCGTGTTGCTAAAGACCTTGGTATTGACGATGCTGTGTTAGACTTGGTAAAACCAGGACTGTCCTCTGACATGAGCGAAACCGCCATCAAAGACAAGTTGGGTTCTGTTGTAAAGACCCTCAGTGAGCGTGGTGCAATGTTCAAAGAAAGCTTAACTCCAGGAGCGAGCGAGGCTAACGACGAAGCACAACGCGAAGCTGCTAAAAAATGGGTTAAAGAGCATGAAGTCAAAAACGAATAATGTTTAACCACAAAATTTTCTAACTATGGCTAAGTTTTTAGAAGACAATAACCAATATCACGGCTTAAAGCCTGTGTTTTGGATTGAGCCAGTTAAAAAGGATGTAATGGGTTACCGCTTGACGAATGTAGAGAAAGGTCAAGTAATCCTTCCTGGCACGCCTATTCAGACTGACGAGGTTAATAAGACCGCCGTTGTCTGCAAATACGCTCGTGTTCTTGCTGTAGCTACCGACAAGAAGACTCTTACCGTAGATCGCGGTCATCACTTGAAAGCAGGCGACGTTGTTGCTGTTTCTGGTGCAGCTACCTTGGTTGCTGTAGAGATTGAGTCTGTAAAAGACGAGACTGTCGTTTTGAAGACTGCAAGTGATGCAGTTAAGGCTGATAGCGTTCTTGTCGAGGTTGCTACCACAGATAATGTCGTTGCTGCAAAGAACATTCCAAACCGTATCGTTTGTGCTGTAGCACGAATCAACGAGTTGGACCAAACCTGTTCCGCTACTCATAGTGCGCCTGTTATCCAAAACATGGTGTTCTATCCAGAGGAGTATCTTAACAAGACTATCGCCCCAGGTACTATCTACTTGAAGGGTTGTCTCGGTATCACATTCATGTATCAATAAAAAAGGAGGACTGAACTATGGCAAAAAGTATTTTTGAATACAATCCTATTTTCAAGGAGGCTATGCAGCGCGTAAAATTCCGTTTGGAAGCTGCATCTCAGGAGCATGTTAACATCTTCGGTCTGCCTTGGTACACAAAGCACTTCGTTATGGGTACCGTGCCTCATACCGAGAAGGACTTTAAGACCATCTTGGGTAAGTTGCACCTCCCTGTAGCTGCTTCTACTATCAATGATCGTGCTGCTGAACCTCTCCGTATGAACCAAGGTTTTGAGGACTTGAAGCAAACCATGTTCACTCATGCTCATGCCTATGAGATGACCACTGATGAGATTCTTGAACTCAAGAAGCTTGCTGATCTCGCAGAGAAGGAAGGAGACATTGCAGCTGTCGATTACATCGCTGATGAGTTGATGAATCAGTTGCGTTGTGCAGTTGAGGGCGTTGATGCTCGTTTGGATATTATTATCCTCGGTGCGCTCTCTAACAAGGGTAAATTTACCTTCACGGCAGATAACGACCCAGGTTCACCATTCGTCGGTAAAACCATCGACTTTGGTATGAAAGCCTCTAACTGCGCCGAGGTAGGTACTGGTAATGAGTGGGTAACTGAGAACTTGAGTAAGGTTGACCCAATCGTTGAGATTGAGGATGTTCTTGCTCGCCAACGCCGCAAGATCAAAAAGATTCTCACCGACATCAATACCGTGCGCTTCATTCAACGTACTGCTGCAATGAAGGGTTATGTGAACTCAGTTCAGTACCCTAACCAACCAGTTAGCTTGGGTGCTCTCAACCGTTGGATGGCGGATAACCAATATCCAGTATTTGAGATCGTTGAGCGCGAGGTAGGTATCCAACGCAACGGCAAAATCGACACATTCGTACCATTCAAGGCTGGTCAGATGGTTTTCTTGCCAGAGGAGCAAATCGGTACTATTGAGACCTGCTTGAGTCCTGCACAGCAAGGAGTGAAGAGTGACGGTGTTAAGTATTCTTACCACGGTCGCACCGAGGTTCGTCGATTCACGCAAGGCGAGAAGGAGAATAGCGATTATCGCGAAATCACTAAGGCTTCGTTGATTGCTGCTCCATCTATGAACACAATCGATAGCATTTTGACTCTTGACACCACGAAGTAAGTATGACTATTATCGAGGCAATAAGAGCTAAGATGTATCCGTATGATATGCCAGAGGCTACATTGGAGTTCCTGCTTGATGAGCAGGGGCTTCAAGCCTCTGACAAATACGAATCATTGAAGCATCGCGCACAACTCATGCAAGCTGCAATCAATGCCCTCTATCAGTTGATGACATTATCAAAGGAGAAGGACAACGGCAGCGAGATACAGTATAATGCCGATGCTATATCGTCATTGATTAGACGATATGAAAATGAGTTGAAACCCGAATCAAAACGCTCTGGTAACAGAGACATCACACACCGCTGGGGATAATGGATAGATACCCTCACAAAATAATCATCCAAAATAGTGTCGGAGATAGCGATAATCCGTACTCAGATTCAACCTTTGAGACTGTTTTTGAAGGTCGCTGCCGATGTTTCTTGGATAAGAGGTCGTCTGGCACCGATGGAGAAATAACGGAAAACAGTTACCAAGTGGTCATTCCGTCGCCAAATATGGTAGATATTGGCGAAAACTTCAAGGTTGGCGTGAAATTACAGCATAATTCGGGCAAAAAATGGGATTTGGTCGGTTTTGTGAAGGATTTTGCAAGATATGACCGAGTTTGTAACCTGTACTTCCAAGTAACAAAAGACAACCAAATAAGCGAGGATATTCCTGATGAGTAAGCCGATTTATGATATTGTTTACAACGAAGCTAAGAGAGAATACTCTTGCTATGTAACAGACATGTTCGGCAAAAGACACGGTCCATATTACGGATCAAGTCAAAACGGAGTTATCCGTAAGGCAAATTCTGACTTAGGAATACGAAATGTAGGATATGGTCGTCCTAAAGGCTCGAAAAACTATGTAGGAAGACCGTATAACGAAAAAGACATAAAGCGGTTGTTTGGACATATCAGCGCGGCTTATTCAGGTGCTATCATAATGGCAAAAGCCATCACGATGGACGAATTAGCGCAAGATATGCTGGAGCGTACAATACAAAACGCTGTGTACGATGAATATACTGGCAATCTATCCGCTTCGTATAGTGCGGTTGTTATCGCAAAGCGCAAAATCGTCAGAACACTCGTATATCGGGATAAGGTTACATTTGGAACCGTCCATCACGGGAAACGCGGAGGGCGGTATGTAAAAAAGAGGCGAGTAACCTATCACGGAATGGCAACTTCCGTGATGGACAGAAGCAAAAATGGGAAGATTCGCTATTTGCGAAAATGGGAAATTGAACAAGGTGGTTATGGACCTAAATTCAACAGAAATAGGTCAAAAGCAAGTTTTAATGCTGGATATTTGAACCGCGGGTCTGGTCGTATGCAAAGCGGCGTGATGATTACCAACGATGCGCCATACGCATCAGCAGTTCATAGAGTTCCAAACCGAAAGGTGTTGTCGAACTCAACAGCAATTCCAGCGATAAAAGGTAAATGGGGAAGTAGATATGAAAGTTTGGTTCGTGTAGCTTCTTCATCCATCCTCAAGAAAGCAGGATTTAGAATCAGAAAATAATAAAACACATGACATCAGAAGCAGGTGTAAAAAAATATATTTACGATTGGCTGGTAGGGTTGGATATTGGTCGAGTATATCAGGACAGGATGGCACTCAACGATACGACAAAACTACAAGAGAAGCGTACTTATGTCATTTATGATTTCCCTGAAGGGATAGAAGATCAAGGACCTTGGTTTTATGGTCAATGCACAGTTTGCATTGGCTGTCGAGACAAGAAAAAGTACATCGCGGACTTAGCGACATTGGACAAAGCATGCTCAGTCTTTCAGGATGAGTTTGACAAGAACGATGAAGCAGAAGGTATCTCGTGTATTGATGTCCAATACATTGACGACTATCCTGACGGTGCAGGAAATCACGAATATCAGTACATTTTCGATGTTTACGCATCAAAGTGCTGAAAACCCTATTGTTTAACAAATCAAAAACTGTAATCCTATGGCATTAGCAGAAAACAAAAAGACAGGTAAGGCTGTAGCTGGTATTTCCGCGTTGTATTTCTACAAACACGAGAACGGCGTTGAGCCTGAAATCAATGCAGAGATGCTTCAAAGCGATAAGTGGTTCTCTGTGTTAACCCTTCGTGGTTCTGTAAACACCACCCAAGACGCTCCTTCTATTGAGAAGATCTTGGTTGACCAATTTGACCAAGCAATTGGTATCACTACAGAGCCTGGTGACTTCACCTTTGAGGCACAACTTCCATCGTTGTTGAAAGAGGACATTGAAATGTGGCTCGGTGAGGATATTCAAGTTGTAGAGGGTGCTACTATTGACGGTATGCAACTCGTAGGCGTTGACCTCGATGGTAAACTCTATGATGTATCTGCGATGGTTAAGACACGTACCAAAGGTACTATCCTGTTCACTCACGTGCAAGTTGCATTTGTGTTTGGACAAGAAGGCAAGACTTTCCTCTTCCGTGTATCTGGTCAAGTCTTGGCTCCATCCAACTCAGCAAATAAGTTGATGTATCTTGCTACGCAAGCTCCAGCAGCATCAGAGTAATCTATTTCAAGTACGAGGGTGCGTCCGCGTGATGCACCCTCTATTTACATATATGACAGGCTATGAAAGAAGCATCTCTTAATGACAGACAAGAAGTTGTTAATCTTCTTGCTCGAACGAAAACGGTCATCGAGTTGAGTGACGGAAAAAAAGTGAAGATTGGATATATCACAGGAGGCACTCAAGATAAAATCGATGCGCTAATTGTTAATTACGAGGCATTTAAGAAAACTTTGTCTGACTCAGACGAAGACATTAACCGAGGTAATAATTACACTCGCCGATTTTACGCTCAATGCGCTGCCGCGATTCTGATGAACTCATACATTAGAATTGCGTTGTTCTGGTGGCTCAAATGGCGATGGATGTACTATTTCGGCAACTACAACGGAGAGGACTATCTCAAAATCATCACAGAAGCAAAAAAAAAAGCAACGGAGCAGGAATACTCGTTGGCTATGGTGTTACTGATGGATATGACGACGACATGGACGACGATGACCAAAAAGGAAGCCGAGGAATACCGTCAAGAACTGGAATTGGCAAGAGAGGCTCAATCATTGAAAAATTCCCAGCATTAGGTGATCCGTTGGTTTTGTTCGGTGGAATAATCACAATACCATTTTGGGGATACCTAAATACGCCTATTGCTCTCATGGATGTGATGATAGCAGACTTGCCTCATGTGCTGTATTCGCCAAAGCGCACCTCAGACGAAGCGGAAGAGAGCCGCGTAATAGTATCTCGAAACATTAACGAAGAAATCAAGAAGAAAGGACTTGCCAATGCCCTTGGCGTTTCCTTTAATCTAAAATAAATCTGAATTTCTCTATTTCGACTGAAACGATAGAAAGTTCGGCGGTACACTCATAAATAGTTGTATCGCCGTCTTTTTTTTCGGCTGCAATCTGCGTGTCAAACGAGAAAACATCATACGAGAAAGACACAGTATTGTCATTGAGATTGACAAATAGCATACCTCTATCTGGTATCAGTCCTTCAAACTCGCTGAATCGAGCATAAGAAAGATTCTTCTTGGTTGCGCCATACATCAAGATTGCTTCGTATTCAACCGAAACATTGTTCTTAAAATTGATAGTTACGCGGTGTGTAGCTTCTTGCATATTGCTTTGTTTTTGGTTTGAGACTGCAAAGGTAACAATTTTGTTGCATATATGCAAATTTTGCACATAGGTTATAAACGCTGTTCATATACTATGAACGCAATTAAAGTGCTGATTTTGTGCAAGTTGTAAAAATATACTATTTTTGCAAAAATTTTATATTTTCTATGGCAAAGAAGGAAAAATCATCGTTACCCATTTCACGAAAAGTTGTTGGTTTGATAGATAATCGTCATACGGATAATGATGGTTTGCTTATTCAGCGCGACAGAAGTGTGACTATGCTTGACCTATTCGGCGGGTCAGAGCAGAAAGCCGCTGTCGCGCACTTTGTCTCCGAGTTACTTGCTAAGGGTTTCAATAACCAGCAAATCATAGAGACGGTTAAAATCAAGTATGGTCTTGAGTGGAAAATGCGCCATGTGAATATAATCAAGGACTTGCTTCATAAGTTGTGGCGTTGTGAGATTGCTCATACTATGAATGACCAAATAGCTCGTGAGATAGCGACTATTGATGTACAACTCAAAGAAGCGTGGGAGGCATGGGAGTTCAGTAAGAAGGGTATCAAGCATGAGAAGAAAAGAACTGCCAATAGCACATCTCCGTCAGATGAAATGACTTACAATCTTGAGGAGATTATTACTGACACAGATACATGTGCTGGTGATGTCAAGTACCTGCAACATATCAATGAACTTGGCAAAGAAAGGCGAAAGTTGCTTGGTTTGTATGCTCCAGAGAAGAAAGACAATACCCCAAAAGCTAACGCCATTCAGTTGAATATCGTAGGACAAGGAGCAGGCGCAGAGGCTGCGAATATAATGGGTGCTATACTTGGTCAGGGTGCGCCACAACAAGTTATACCAGAGGCGGAAGTGGTAGAAGAAAAGCCAGTTGAAGTACAAAACGAAGGAAGCGGTGTTGATTTAGAGGCTTTCTTTAATGAATTTATGGAGGATTGATATGGCGGGGATTGGAACAAAGATAATAAATGTCATCGGCAACATCTACAACAACATTCTCAAGGGGTTGCAGATGGGCAAAAAATTGATTGCACTACAAGGTTCAGCTCGTAGCGGTAAAACGCGCAACACGATTATTTTCCTTATTCAGTGCGCGTTAGCAGCAAAAGTTCATATCTCTATCGTGCGTGCTTCGTTGCCTGTTCTCAAGCGTTCTGTGTTCCGTGATGACTTTATGGAAGTGATGTTGCAAATGGGTATTTGGAATCAGTCTCGAATGAATAAGACCGAGATGACATATACATTTGACAACGGTAGTATCATAGAGTTCTTTGCTACTGATGGTCCAGAGGGCGCACAGAAGGCTCGTGGTCCTGGTCGTGATATTCTATTCTGCAACGAGGCAAATGAGTTGGACGAAGAAAACTTCAAGCAACTTCGTATGCGTACAAGAAAGTTTGTAATCATAGACTTTAACCCTTCTTTCACAGAGGAGCATTGGGTTTACAAACTGCTTTCTGATGACCGTACATATCACTTTATCAGCACCTTCAAAGATAATGTCTTCTTGACGGATAATATCCGCGAGGAGATCGAATCGTATAAGTACACCAACCCTGCTCTTTGGGAGATTTATGGATTGGGAAAATTTGCCATTGTTGAAGGTCTTGTTTATCCAAAAGAAACATGGGACATTGTTGATATTACAGATTTACCTGTGGGTATTCCAATGGAGAAGCGAATCGGTATTGACATTGGTTTTTCTGGTAAGGGCGACCCAACGGCAGCTGTGTTATGTTACTTTGCTAACATCAATGGTGTTAAGCACATGTGGGTGCAAGAATTGGTGTATGAGAAGGGTATCAATGAGAAGCAGCTGGCATACCGTCTAAAAGCATACAATGGCATTAAGAAGTACATTGATAGTGCCAACCCTCTGTACATTCAGAACCTTGAGGATAGCGGCTTGCAGTTGGTATATCCTGTTGTAAAGTACGCCAATTCAGTCATAGACGGTATCAATAAAGTGCAAGGTTATAAATTGCACATCATAAAGGGCAGTACGAGTATCATAAAAGAGTTGAAAAACTACTGCTGGATGAAAGACCGCCATGATGCTTATACCAATCAGCCTATTGACAAGTTTAACCACGCGATGGATGCCATGCGCTATGCAACGATGAGTGACCGTAGTGGACGCTCATTGAAGCGTAGATACACAAAAGCGGAACTAAATTTATAAGATATGACTACGGAACAGTACATAAACACGCTCAAAAATCCTGTAAAAGAGCCAGCAACAGTTGCTGCTCGGCAAGTATTATGTCATTACTTGTACAGTGAGAACATCAGTTGCAACATCATCTCAAAAGTGCTTGGTTGCTCCAGACGAATTGTGTACAGAAATATCTACAGGACGAGGGATTTGCTTGAGGTAAGCGACAAGATTACACTCGCCGCTTATAAAGAGATAAAGAATCACCACATTACGATTAGACCTTGCATAATCGAAGGGACTATACTGTCTCAGTATATCGGATATAAAATGATAATTGATAACTTAATTTATTAAAACTATGGGAGAAGCATCAAAGACCGTAGAAAAACTACGCCAAGAAGAAAGTAGGCAGTTGGAGCGCGCATCAATAGCCGTTACTGGCTTACGCTCTATGTTAGAGGGTTTTCTTGCAAGTTGTGATATTGATAAGGCAAAAAAAATGTTCAGTTGCAATCACAGCCGTGCGATGGAAATCATTGCTCAATATAATCCTGATTTGCACAAGATTAACGACCGAGATGATAAGAAAATTGAGAATGGTCCAGACTATGAGGTATGTAAATTAACTGATGCTTCGCAAAGGAGAATTAACCAAATTAGTTCGCACTTTATGTTTGCAAATCCTATCAAACTAACCTTACAGAATAACATTAAAGAGACTGGTGAATTAGCAGATTCATTTAAGATTTTTAAGAAATTCTTGAAGGAGCATTATTTTGATGAGAGACTGTATGAGGCTCGTGAAATCACAGGTTCTGAAACCGAGTGTGCAAAGATATATTCGTTGATAACCGACGAAGACGGCAAGTCAGAGGTTGTCTGCCAAATCAAATGCAATTCTCGTGGAGATAAGTTATATCCTATGTTTAACCAGTACGGCAAGATGGTTGCATTTGCTGTAGGTTATTTCCTGCGTGATGATGAGTTTAAGAACGAGGAGCATTTCGATGTATATACCAAAAATCACATTTGGGAGTTCCGAAAAACAAAGGTTAGCGGTTTGGATAAATGGGAACTGATACAAAAGAAAGGTAACCCATTCAAAAAAATCCCTGTGATTTACTACAATCACGAGGAAGACTGGATTGGAGCGCAAAATAGAATTGACCGCCTTGAGTGGGTTGCTTCTAAGAACGGAGATATTAACGAATACTTCGGAGATCCATTCTTGGTCATTTCTCCTGATGTAGCCGACGAGCGATTGGCTGGTGCCAAGGAAGTCGGAAAGGTAGTGCTTGTGGAGAAAGATGGTAAATTTGAGTTCTGCGCACCTCCTGATTGTGGCGATATGATTCAAAACGAGAAGGACTCTTTGAACGCAGGTATTGAGAGAGATACCAATACTCCTGACTGGACTTACAAAAACATCATGGGCTTGGGTACTTTGTCTTCAAAGGCTATGCGCCAAATTAACATCTCTGGATATGTAAAGCGTGACCGCCTTGCAAATAAGTGCTATAACGAACTTATCAATCGAGAACTCAACCTTGTTAAAGCCATCTTAATCAATTATGTATATGCAGATAAAAACGACATCAAGACCTGCATCAATAAACTTGAGTTAGGGTTCTCTTACACAGATCCATTTGTAGGCAGCCTTGACGATAATTCACAAGAGATTGCTCAACTCCGTGGCGCAAACGCTATGTCTATCCATACAGCAGTAGAAGTCAACTACTATGTGGAAGACAAGGAGGCAGAGGAAAATCGTATTTGGGAAGAAATCGCCAGATTGGAAAATATCAAGGCAGAAGCAACTGCCAAAGCAGCTAAATCGAAAGAAAGCAACACACCCAAAACAGATGAATAGCCATGAATGATTTTAAGGATTTTTATATAGCGGTTGGTCAGCCTGGGGCGTACTCTAAAAGCATGGAGTACGACCCCGTTATCATCGCTCTTAATCGTGACTATGGCATTAAGATACAACATGCGCCTTTTTCTTTGATGCCTAAAATAAAGAATGTCGTAGTTCAGACATGGAAAGACGAAGATGGAGACGATGTTTTCTTGCCTCGTGTACAAGGCGATACTCCTGGAACATGGAAGCCTGCTATCACACATGAGGCAGTTGACTATAAGCCTATTTTTGTGCTTCACGAAAAGAACAATGACATCGCAATAGCAAATATCAGACTTCGTGAGTTTATACGCCGTATAGAGGGACGCTGGTTGAAGGTGTGGGATGAGTACACACAGATAGGATACGAAGGTGTCTATCTGTACGATGTAGATGACGATCCTGATTTCAAAAGACGAGAGCATGATACTGTTGTCTTTGAGTTGTTTTTCAAAGTTAACGGAGCTGCTATTGACGCTCCATTTGCAGGTATTTAACACACATAGCCATGAGAGTATATCGCAACAACATAGAAACATTCCAAACATCACGCTATTTCCCTGTTTATTGTACAAATGGCGTGTGTTACGCATCAGATAGGGTTACGAGGAGTTTTCTACAACCACAAGTAGGTCTTATCGTAAAAACAGGTTCTGGTTTCAAGAGCATATCAGCCAATATAGAAATAACCAATGATAGTTATTATCGCTTCGACGGTTTTCAAGCAGGTACAAATGAACTGATATGGACCGCAATTGACGAGCAGATTGCAATGGCTAATTCGGTTATATCCGTCATAGATATAATGAAAGCCACCTATTCAGGAACAGATATGGGTGAGCGTAAGATAGTCGCGACTATCAAGTTTCCTACGCCTATTGACTTCCGTATGGGTGACTATGTAGAGATACCAATGCAGACACTATTGCACTCATCTGAATCGGCTGCTGGTTCTATTGGTTATGAGAGGTTCTATATCTACACAGAACCTATTACAAAGAAGACTGCACGACCTATGTCTGCTGGCGATGCGTTTGAGATTACAGTAACATTCTATCCTCGTCAATACGAATTAGGAAGCACAATATTGCGAGACAATATTCAGCAAAAAGCCAATCCAGACAACATTATCTATACTGGCTTTGATACAGTTTCATTTGTTGGCGGCGCACGAGCATTACTTGACTACTGTATTGCATCTATGAACGCTCAATATGTGGACAATGATGGAGAGCCATTGTGGAAGTATCAGTTGGCAAGTTCGGTTGATGAACAACAAAACAATGCGCTTGAGTACTTTTCATTCTCATTTTCGCACACATCTGTGGCTGATGCGCTGGTCAAACTGAATGACCCAGAGCAAATTAATACAAAATTCTTTATCAACGACCGCACTATCTATGTAGGCTACAAAAGACCATATATATGCAAGGTTAATCTGCAAGAACAGATTGAGGACGAACCTCTAAAACTCATGTACGGCAAAACCTCTTACCTACCAATCAATCACGATAGAGGATTGCTGCTGAATATCCAAAAGACTGTAGGAGATGTGGTGCCTGTTACCAAACTGTTTGCGTATGGTGCTGCAAGAAATATCAACCGATATTATTGCGCTGACCTCATTGCATCTGGTCGATATGTCAATAAACTCATGCTGCCGTCATTCAGCAATGATGGTCACACTGATTTTGTTATTTCAGAGGATGGAGTAAAGAAGTTTGGTTTTCGAGAGGGTAGCAAAGAGTTCGATATATATCCTTCTATCGAACATATGACCTACGCAGATATACGCGGTATTAAGTATTGTATCAAGGTTAAAACCAGCGGTATAACAGCGGATCTGTCGAATAATGACGGCTCTTTTGAACACTCAAACACAAAATCCAACTACGCAGTAACTCGTATCCAATGCTATAAAGTAACGCCATGCGATGGAACGGATGGCGAATTAGGTGCCAATAAACTTGTTGAGTGCGCACCTCCAGAGGATCTGGTGGTTATCGTTAGAGCCACAGGAAAGGTCGTAAAATGTGTCCTTCGAGGTGGAAGTACAAACGATGAAGCCATTGCCAAACAGATTGCCAGCGATGGAACATGGGGTAATGGTAATGGACGCGTACCCGCCAGAACATACAAAGGGACGGACTATATTCCTGGCTCTTGCTTCTGCGTACATGATAACAACTTGACTGACGGAGAGGGCAAGAAATATAGCAGCTCTGATCGTGACAACTGGTTCAACACTCCTGCTACCGCTACTACAGATAGTGCAAGCGAATTGCACCGCATTGAGTATGTAGATACTTTTTGGCTTACCGATGTGTATGTGTTCGAATCGTATAGCCAAACACATTTCAGACGAGATGGGTATTCGGCTGGTGCATGGGCAAGAATCAATAATAACTCAGGCTACGGCGACTCATTGCCTATCAATGAGGTTGTGGCTGTTGAGAAGATTGTTATAACAGATACAAGTAGTAATCAGAACACTACTGCTCAAAAGACATGGGATTTATACCTGCGAGACTTGGGTTTCTCCATTGATGAGCAGAATGACTTTGGCGACAAAGTGTTTGTGTTTGATACTCCCAAGATAAGTATTCGTGATGGTCTTTTGACTGGTCGTGAGTTCACATTTGGTAGCGGCATACCTACGGACCACCAAGACTACTGCGTATGTGCTTACAATGAAGATGGCACACTCAATGACGACTTCTTCTCAGGTTCAGGCTATACGGACCGTACTGTTGCTCAAGAGGCTTTTGCCAAAGGTGCTATATGGCGTTTGAGAATGAACAGAATTGGCGATGACCCTGAATTACAGAGTATCGGTATTATCCTTCCCAACAAAGAACTCTATGTGAGTGAGGGTGATCATGTGACCTTGCTCGATATTTACATGCCTGATGTGTATGTTCGTGCCGCAGAGAATAGGTTGTTGAGAGAAGCCATGAAGTACTTGCGTCAGAACGACAAGGGCGACATTAAGTATGCTACAGACATTGACGAGGTGCGTATCAACCAAATCCCAATGTATGCAATCCAAATGCGTGAGGGTGTCCGTGTCCGTTTGTCGGATGAAGATTTGAAGATAACTACCGAGAACGCCGTCCGCAATATCGTTGACTATCCTAACGGTCTGGAAAGCCAAGTGTCTATGTTCACGGTAGAGCATGATGTGACCACAGAAACTGTAATGACATTCTTCCGCTTCCAACCTGATGTAACAGACATTTGGAACCAATATGACAGTTTCGAGAGTCATGTTAAAGGATTTAATGAGGAGTTAGGAAAATGCACTATCTCGTTGCCTCGTATAAGCGAAATGGCGAATGTGGAAAGTCTTGACATTTTCTATAGCAAGCAAGGTGGCGGATATAGCCTCGATAGAAGCATGGCAACCTACACCAAGATTTCTCCCAAGATATTGACCACAACACCTGCGGAAGATAACTGGCTTATCTCGTTTGAGTGTTCGAAAGAGATATACGATATACTCGTGAGTGACTATCGTGATATTCATGTTGAGTTGTATGAGAGTATTATTGGTACAGAGACTTATAAATACAGCAACTACGGCAAGCCATATTACGCCATTGCTAACGAGATAGTAGAGTTCTTGTCTGGCAAGTACTACGAGGTTGTGATGGATGTAGAGACGGCGTTTGTGACCAATCCTATACAGTTCCTTCTCAGCAAAGACAGGGATGTGCTTGGCAACATGTATTGCCCAGAGTGTAGAATCATACAAACTTCGGGAGCCAACAAAGAAGGCTTCCAACGAATCCGTGTGTCATTCTATCTGGACAATACCTTTGATGACTCTGTTGGCTATTATACAGCCGTGAAGTATATCGCTGACGGTAACACCGAATATGCTTCTATCCGCCTGTTGTCGGTAACGGAAAAGGACTACGATAGAATGGGCGATGTTGTGGATTATGCTGATAGCGCAATCGAAACAATCACAATTGAAATAGAAGATAATACTCGTAGCGCAGATACTCGCATTTTAAGTTCATACCCTGAGCCTATCCGCAAAATAAGTTTGACATTAAATAACACCCCAAAGGCTACAAGTTGGGCAAAGATGATGAGCAGGGTAAGCGCGACCGAACAGGAGGTTGAAACATATAAAAGTATCAAAGAGTCGTTGATTAAGACCGCTCGTGATAATGCTCGTGCTATACTCTCGTTGCGCAATTCTATCTTTGACCCTGATGCGACCACAGAGAATAAATGCGACTATACCTTCTTGCATATTATGATGATGCAACTTGGTGCCGATTCCATGAACTACTTGCTGGATAAGACCTATCAAGATGCAGGTGGAGTGTTGCATAACTGTAGCATTTCTCGTGTTTCGGGCGAGGCAAATCCAGTATTCAATGTCAATACAGAAGACACCCTTCATCATCTTGTCTTTACCGACGGCAGTCAGAATGGACATTGGGCTGTCAAGGGTCCATTTAGCCAAACTTTGCAACCAGATGAGGATGGCAGTTGGAGTCCATATTTTGTTTGTATCCGTTGTCGCAAGGATGGTGCCAATGCGCTTGATGAAAACGCATGGATATGCAGCAAACATCAGTATGCAGTGAACCAAGACATCAATCCTGAGACTGGATTAACAATCGACCAATACGGCAACCTTATGACTGACTATTGGTACTTCAATTGGGCTATACTTACCTGCCCAGACAATGACGGTAGTTATGTCTTGCGTGAAACACGAGGCAATGCCTATATGTACGGAGATAGTCTGATTTGCGGTAAGATTTCGTCACTTGCACAGAACTCATACTTTGACCTCAATACAGGTAACTTTGTTTTGGGTGGCAATGCCGATGGCAGCGCAGCATTGTCGTACATTAACGGTGTTTTGACTATTAGCGGTATTCCAGATGAGAATACGATTAAGCAATTGATTTGGGAGATGAATAGTAACTCCGATATTGGTGGAGAGAACATTGTTCCAGACTCTGACGAGATGAGCGTTTCCCCACCAATGTCTTATCCTATATCAGAATTTATCCTGAATCCGCACCAAGATGCTGATAACTTCATATCCATCAAGGCAGGAACTTATGTGTTTAGCGCGGAAAATGCAAAATGTATGTGGTATGCTTTCAAATATGGCACCAACTATAGTTCGCACATTCCGTTCAACTACTACTTGAAAGCAACATATACTGACGGAACATACAACGATATTACGCCAGTTACTACCGTGCAAAATTCAGCCATAAAAGATATTGTGTTCACAATCGAAAGAGAGGCTGTTATATCTTTGGTTGTTTCGTATAGCACAAGTGCAATCCCCGAAGCTGACCATAGTATTGTGGAGAAGGTTCAGATAACTCTTACCAATGTGATGCTTCAAAGAGGCAATAAGTCCACATCGTACCAACGGTATGTAAAACACCTCACAGATGCTTTCGGAGTGCCTACAGAAATTATGGGTGGCGTTATTGCTACGAGCCTTATTATGCTCAGAAATGAGAAGGGAGAGGTTGTGGCTGGTATGAGTGGAATGACGGATAATAACCCCGATGGAGAGTACGGAGATGGTACTTTCTCTCATGGAGTACACTCATGGGCTGGAGGTTCGTATGACGATGCCTTAAAGCAAGCGATGGGGTTGGTTGATGAATTATCTACATTATTACCAGTTCTAATAACGAAAAACGGTGTTGGCAGCAATATAGGTTGCTTCCGTGTATTGTCAGATACGACTGTAGAGATTCAGAGTAAAAATTCAGGGCGTATTGTAATTGAATCTGGTGTAAACAATAATCCATCTATCAATTTCTTCAACAAGAGCGGAGATAATATATTGGAGATAACAGGCGATACATTGCCTGGCGTAACGACAAGTAGTAAAAGTATTTCTGATTATAGTTTTAGTCTTGCTAAAAACTTGGAAAATGGCGTTATTATTGGCTCTGTGGGTTTAACTGCCGTATCGTCGTATAATGTAACATATAATGGAGCAACTCACATAAAAATAAAAGCCATATACATTGGATTATATGCTGGGTCTGTTAACGCATTTTCATCTGGATTCAAATTGAGGTTTGATATTTATCTCGGAGAAAGATGTATTTGTAGTGTAAATGAAAATCAAGACAATTATATGACGCGTGATGGCGGAGATTTTTACTTCAATCTTTATGCAACTTTATCCAAGAGTATGACTAAAATCAATCGTGGCACCTACAATATAACAGTACGAAATGTATCTGTTTCAATGAAAGGTAAAGATGGCGGATGGTACAAAACCGATATGGTTAGATTTGAGGGAATTACAATTGGAGCAGGAACATCAAACGCAACATGGGCGGACGGAAACATCACATTCACATCAGCAGGTGTAAAGAAAATCACGATCGGTAGTAATGGTATGTTAATACAAGCTGCATCAGGGTATTTGACTGAGTTCAGAAACGACCAAACGCAGAACTACATAAGAATGGTCGGATTGCCAAGTTCATCGGCTGTAGATGGTAGGTTGTATAAAGATTCAGATGGAAAATTGTGTATTGCATCAACATAACCCCAAAAAAGAATGTTCACATTTTATGTTGATTTTTGGGGCTGAGGGCAAATTTGACTAACTTTGCAGAAAATTAACAAGTTTAACTAAAAATTATAAGGTTATGACAACAGTTTTAATTATTTTGATGGTCATTATGACAATCGTAATCGTGTTCGCTTTGATGCGAATCCGCACCATGAGCAAGCTGCTCAACTCGTATTTCTCGCAAACCAGTTCTACACTCGGAACGGTGCGAGGAGAAGTCACAAAAATCTCTTCCGCTGCCGAAAAGATAAAATCAGATGTGGAAGCCTTGAAGACATGGCGACAGTCCCTTGTGTATGTAGATAAAGAAACTGGCAATCGGATTCCTATCGAGGATATGTTCGTCAAGCAAGACGAGCCTGCCGAGGAGGCTGACGATAGCCAAGATCCGACCGATGACAAGGAGGATAATCAAAAGGCAAACAAAGAAGACGAACTCGCTGAAAGACGCGAGAAATACGCCAAGTACCGCAAAGAAGGCATGGATGTCAAGAGTGCAGGAACGGCTGTAGGCGTATCATTCACTACCGCTAAACGCTACGAGAAGTGGTATCAATCCAACAGAGCCTAAAGGGGTTTTCGACATTTCCCCCGATGATGTTAATAATTGTTTTAGTTTTCCGAGTAGCAATGGGCTGGTGCAGGTGAAAGCGCACCACCCAAAGCGAAAGGAAGAAAGGAGAAATTATGGCAGAAAGAATTAGCATACCACAAGGCATTGATCATTGGATCCGTATTAAGAAGGATAGTCTTCCTGCTACGGAGAGTAATGCAGAATGGATAGCAGTTTTATACAACCGCTCATCCAATCGCCGATTTATGGCTACCAAAACGACCGAAGGCGTGTATTTCAAGTTCACATGGGAATCAGGTATGCACTACGATGAAGAGCAGGGTTGCTATGTTATCAATCCAAGTGCCACTCATTCTACAGCGCACATGCCAGAAGGTGTCTATGAGTTGGAGTTAATCACTTCCGACTACAAGATGATTGCCGTGAATAAGGTCAAAGGGCAGTATGAAGTTGTGAAATCAAGCGTAATGGCTAAAAATCCATCGTAACTATGGCAGAGGTAACATTCGAAACAACAGTCCAAAAGACAGTCATTGAGGTCGAGGATATGACTGGTACTCCTGTAAATGTAGAGACTACACCAGAAGTGTCATTTAGTGTTGAAAATGGCAATGCTGGTGGCGGAGGGTCGTACACGCTTCTGACGGATAGCGAGTATGAGGAATTCAAACTGCACATGAGAGTTGTAACGGATACAATTTTGCCCAATAAAATGATACCAGAAACAGGAGAAAAATAATAAATACTATGAGTTACGACAAAGATAGAGTATGCACCGTTGGTCAGCTCGAAGATATACTGACCATGCAAATGTATGCACTTAAAGACTGGTGCTTGAATAATGTGGATTCTTTCGCAGTTATGCAGCATATAGCTGCCGAATTGGATAGAGCCAACCATGAAGTAGTGGAGGGTAACGCCGCAGTCAAATTGCAAGTTCTTAACAATAGTATCACGCAGATTTTCAAGGTTCTTGAGAACGCTGGTGCTGATGTTGTAGGCGTTGCCTTGAGGGATATTGCGGAGATAATCGCAGGCTTGCAATCTACATACGAGGTTTGTATCCTCGATAAAGAGGGTAACAAATGGACGGTTGGTCAATGGCAGATGTATCAAGACGAGAACGGAACTACTCCGAGCGATGGCGCGGTTGTAGCAGTTATCACGCCTTACACATCGTTTGTTATCGGTTCTCACATGGCTGCTTCGCGCACATGGGGTACTTACGGCAAAGATGTAAACGCAGAAGCAGGATTGTACGCGGCGCAAACAGGTTCATTTGTTAATGTGCTGAAAGAAACATTACGCTTCCACTCTTACGAGAACACGAAGCGTTTGTTACTTGCATATCATCCTATCGAACAGGACGGAACACCTGTTATTTCTACAATCGCATACGATCCAGCGTTGCCTACTGAAACATATAACGACTATCTGTGTGTTACTTTCGAGAGTTATGCGCAGTTGGAAGCAAGTGGATTGCGTAAGACATTTGACCAGCAGACTTACGTTGTAATGGCAGATGAAAACACGCTTGATACAGACGGCAATCCTACTCCACGAATCAACTACTATTGGGACGGTGGCGCGTATAAAAAACGCTTCCAAGTTCCTTATGTTGATTCGCAGAAAATTATCGGTTGCCCTGCTGCAAAGTATTGTTGGCAATATAAGGCATACGACGGCGACACGCGCCAATGGTTGCTACCTACTATTAACCACCTGCTCATCTGCTATGCGTACTATACGCAAATCAACGAGTGCTTGTATGCTCTTAACCGCAGTCCTCTGCCCACGAGCGTCACGTGGACGTGTGAGCAGAACTATACTAGCAACGCGTACGACGTAGTGCCCTCGTCGGGGCAGGTGGGCAACCACAGTAAGAACGGCAGTTACGCGGTGTTTGCGGTTGCCGCATTAAATTAACGTCCGCCATGCGAAGCCAATCGTGCGGAGCACGATGTGTAACAATCAAACAATCGCCCTATGCAGTATAATAATTCTCAAGCCATACGAACCCCAATTATCAGCAAGGTAATCCTGCTTAACAAGACACTTGTAGAGGCAGGTCGAAAATTACCTAAAGGAAAGCAACGAATGAGAAATGGAGAGGTAACAATGTCCTCTGACATCCGTCACAATTACTTTGACCACGTTCTTAGAACTGGTGCGCTATTATTCCTATATGCAATGCGCCAGCTCAAGGGTAAGGAATATGTAAAACGTGCATTGGAAGCGGTAGAGGAGATTCAAGCATACTGCTATCTCATTCTAATGCTTGGAGGTTGGAATGAAAACTTGTGCGCCGAACTTGACCGAATGTGCGATGAAATTGCAGACCAACTTCACGCCATTGCGGCAGCGCACCGAAGCCAGAATCATTAAGTCCACGGACGAGAATGAGAGTGTTTTAGTTTATATAATGGAGATTCCACTTGTTATATGCAGCAAGTTACACCTACAGAGAATCTTGACGACCACAGTACTCTGCCCACGAGCAACACGTGGACGTGTGAGCAGAACAATACTAACAACGCGTACAACGTAGTGCCCTCATCGGGACAGGTGAACAACAACAATAAGAACAACAGTTACGCGGTGTTTGCGGTTGCCGAATCAGATAGACTATTACGAGAATTATTCAACGCAGAGGGTGATTGTTATAAAAACAAGAAAATGCGTTTCGACGCAGCAAGATTCCATTTTCATCTTGCAGAGATCTTTGAATTACATCAATCTATATGGACTGAATCCTATACGCCAACAACAAGCATTTGCTTTATTCTCACGTATCCGAGATATAGAGAAGTGTTTGCTGCCAAGTATCGCGACAGGGTTGTACATCACCTCGTTGCTCCGTTTATCCTAAAGGTAACGGAAGCGGTACACAAGCACAACGGAAACATCAGCCACGGCAACCGTCCACGGTTGTCGGCACAAACAGCAGCCGAACAGATACAGCGCAATATGCGTGATTATCCTAACGGAGTAGTGGCTACGATGGACGTTAGCGGATTCTTTATGAATATCTGCCGCGATATGGCTTATGAGGTATTCGTTAAGTTCTGCGACAAATTCCGCCCTGACGGGTATTCTGATAGTCAGATACAGCAAATGTTGTGGATATTATATACACTTATCCACCACGATCCGACAAGCGATTGTGTACGCAATAGCCCAATAAGTATGTGGGACTTGATTGCAGCGCATAAGTCTATATTCAATGCCAACGGGAAAGGGTTGCCGATAGGTAATTTCTATTCGCAACTAATCGCCAATTTGGTATTGTCGGTATGGGGCAGAGCGATTATAGATTTAGGGCTTGATTGCCGAATAACGCAGTTTGTAGATGATATGTGTGTCGTTGCTGCCAACGCAAAGATAGTAGGCATAATCCGCAAAGAATCGGAGCGCATACTATCAGAAATGCACCTTACACTACACCCTACAAAATACTATATTCAGCCTGTCCGTCACGGAGTACAGTTCTGTGGTCGTGTGATATTTGCCAATAGAATGTATATCAATAACAGGACGGTACGCGCATGTAAGAATAGTATCAAGCAGGCGATTAAGGCGGGAGCGAATATCAAGAACGCCAAAAGACTACTGAATAGTTATAACTCATACATTGGCTTTATGTGCCATATGCAGTCGTACAAGATTCAATATCAGTTAATGAAAATGATACTTGATAGTCCATATAACGAGTTCTTGTATTTCGAGGAGAAGAAAAATCAGTTGGTATGCAAGATGTTTGACATGTACAAGCCACATCAACAACATCTGCAAGAGATTAGGGATTTGAAACGATATTACAAACTAACATCATAACAGTATGAATACGAACATTAAATTGCACCAAATGGTGGTGCCTAACAACTCACCACGCAAAGTGGTAGTAAGTAACGGAGTGGTATGCCGATTTGGCTTTACCCCTCATGTAGAAAACTTCTCAAAATGCGTAGAGGCTTTTTTCGTGCGTATGCCAAAGAAAGAGGACTTGCAGCGCATAGTAGAGCAATACAACGCAGAGAATGGAATTGAAGACACCTTCAACCCAGCCGACTACGGCTTCAAAGAGTGAGTACTACCCTAATGGTTTAGTAATAACTAAAAACAAGGGGACACTTGTTGCAGAATGGCGGCATTAGAAATAGATGGGTAGCATTGCGTAGCAGTCCAATGAGGAGTGCAATGAAGATAGAATTTCTTACACCAATCTTTGATTGCTTCTTCATGAGAGAATGAACCCCATGTGAAATGTTCGGTACAGTACCCACGAATTTCATCTATAGACTGAGGCTCACTTTCGAAAGTAGGCGAACCTGTCTTTTGATTAAGATGATAGATGTCCTTGCAGAATTTCAAAAGTTTGTCCTCTGAAATTAACTTAGAATCAATAACTTCGATAAAAGTGATTTTATGTAACATACCTTATGCGTATTAAAAACGGCACAAAGGTACTAAAAATTAACCAAATAAACAACAATTATTATGAAAAAATGGATTTTTGAAATGGTAGGAGCAGTAGTTGCGATACTACTATTCTTGTATGTAATCACGGTATTTCAGTCGTGCAAGACACCCAAACCAGTTGCTGAGACCATTAGCAACACCGAGGTAAAGCACGATAGTACCGCTAACACTACTACCGAGATTACAACTAACGAAACAATCAAGGAGAGCGATGTGGCGCAGTCGGTAGATGCCGATAGTGCATACGCTGCTTTGCAGTTTAAGTGTGATAGTTTAGGTAATGTCCTGCTTGTAGCCCTTGAGCAAGAGCAAGGCAAACGCACTAATCTTGAATTGCAGTTGAAGGATAATATATTGAAGATACAAGCTATTCAAGAGGAGTTTGAGATTATTGTTAAAGGACTGAAACGCGACAAAGAGGTGCTGATAAAAGAGAATACCGAACTCAAGGAGAAATTGTCAAGTGTGCAATCGCAAGAGAAGCAAGAGCCAATTGTAGTCAAGGAAGTCCCTGGTTGGGTCAATTGGGTCAAGTGGCTGGCAGTTGTAGGCGCAGGATTTATCTTGTACTATCTGATACGGTTTGCTATCTGGGTGTATAAGAAAATCCACTTGAGGGCATGATTTTATTTGCAAAGTAAATCCTATAGTTTGGCAAATCGCTGATTATTAGGTGTTTGTTATTATTAAGCAATTGTTATTACTTATTTATAAAAGCAGAAAGGAGGCAGATTATGAGTTTTATTCCGCAAATCTTAGGTTCAGTCGTCCATAGATTGGATGAGATGATTAGTACCCTATGGGGTTTCGTTATCGCATGTGCGATAGGGTTGTTTAATTTCTTCGCAGGCTATAAGGTTGCGTTGGTAGTAGTGCTAACAGCTGTAATCTTTGATGGCATTTGGGGAATAGCGGCAGCGCGGAAGCAAAACAAATTTGCACTATCGGAACTTATGCGCGATACACTCAAGAAAGTAGGAGCATATGGTACTGCACTTGTCATGGTCATGCTTATAGAAAATCTTGCCTTTGGGAGTCATCAAGTAGCAAGCAACGAGGGAACAAACACGCGCTTCGTGGTTGATATAGTAGCAACTGTTATCTCTGCTGTGGAGTTTTGGTCCATATGCGGTAACATTTTGATTGTATATCCCAATGCTGTGTTCTTTCGTTTGCTGAAATCTCCATTGATTGGAGAGATTGCTCGCAAACTCAAGATGAGTGAAGATCAAGTAAAAGAGATATTTGATGAACAAGACAAAAAGAAGAGTGACAAAAAATAAACAAACTATGGAAATACTACTTAAACGCGAATACAAGAAGAAGCACCACACAATAGGCTTTGTGAGTATTGATGGTAAATACTTTTGCGACTGCCTTGAGGATAAAGATAGAAACCTTACGCAAAACATGACCGTTGCAGAGATTAACGCTGTAAAGGAATATGGCAATACCGCTATTCCTACAGGTCGCTATAAACTTATGCCATACGACTCTCCTAAGTTTGGCTGTGTGCTTCCTATGGTCATGGCTGTGCCTGGATTTAGCTATATTTTGATTCATTGGGGCAATACGATTGCTCACACACTTGGCTGCCCCCTGTTTGGTCGAAACAAGGCTGTGGGCAAGGTGTTGAACAGCCGAAAAACTATTGAGGAACTTATGCAGAAACACATCAATCCTGCGTGGGAAAGAGGCGAAGAAGTTTGGTTAGAAATAAAATAACAGCCGCTATCCCAGCGACTGTTACACAAACCTAAACCTTAACTATGAAAATTTATTGTTTTCACGGTGCAAAGGTAGTAAAAATTTTTGATATACGCAAATAAAAACTACATAATATGAACTGATCAGAAGAAGGTATGTGCAAAAAAAACGCACAGACCAACAAGGGAAATTAAGCACCATCAATACTGCTTAAACTGCAAGCGAGATGTAACATATTGAGTATAAGCACTATGGCAAAGAAAATTAAGATAGATAGCGGACACATGTGCGACGACTGCGTATTTGCCGATTGGCACACCCAGCAATGGAATCTTGACCTTCAAGGAAATCCGATAACCTTTGGGTGTCAAAAAGAAGTGTTCGAACATGGAGTAGTCAGAGGAACAAGAAAAGCATGTGAGTTATGGCGAGACAAATAGAGAAATGCTGCGAAACATGCCGCGAGTGGTTTCCGATTGGAGGTTGCTCATTTGGCAGAAGCACGCTATGTGACGAGTGGAAAATAAGTTTGTCGTACCCAATAGATAACGAACCAACATTATGGTAGATGTAAGTAAAGCGAGTAGCATATACGCAAAATGCGTTGCAGGGGAGAAGTTAACCCCACAAGAACAAAAAGACTTGGATGAGTATGCGAGTAGATTTAGACAAAAGGAACAGAATGACTGTTGATGAATTGCGCAAGTATCGAGAGCGTAAGAACAGAGGCAAAGCGGCATCTTCGGAACACGCTTTGCAAGTTCAATGTGTCAAGTGGTTCCGTATGCGCTTCCCTGGTGCGTTGATCTACGCTATACCTAACGGCGGATTTCGCACCAAGACTACTGCTGGCTTGATGCGAGCAGAGGGTGTTGTGTCAGGTGTATGTGATTTGCATATACCAATTGCACGCCACGGATACCACTCCATGTATATCGAGATGAAGAATGGTAAAGCAGGTCATTTGACCGACAACCAAAGAGAGATAATCGCAAAACTAAAAGAGTATGGTCACTATGTCGCCGTATGCCATACCTTTGAAGATTTTGTAAGAGAGACAGAGAATTATTTGCTATCAATATCCCAACACAGTGCCGATATGGTTTCTGCGTAATACACTTTCCTTTTTCTTGTAACTGTCATATTTATGTATCTTTGCGGTAGCCTTCGTTGGGAAACGAGGGCTACTTTTGAAAAAGAATGTTCACTTTTTTATTCCGCATTAGGCACTGCGACAAATCTTTTGTAACTTTGCCGAAAAATAATGAAAACTATGCAATTACAAGAGTTTTTGAAGCAAGAAGCGATTAAATTAGGTCTTTGCCAACAATGGCAAGACGAGTGGGGTAATCCTGATGTAGATGAGCTATGTCAGAAATTTATCCGCGGTCAGGACTTCTGCATCAAGCACAATTTTCCGAATGTAGGTCATATTCGAGAGTACTTCAAGAGAGAAGATTTAGAGCGCAATGGTATATACTGCCAGCCCGATGTCGTAGCATCTTCTGTAGGACAAAAGAATGTAATAGCAATGGGAAATGCTATGGTAGATGTATATGTGCCAGAAGATAGTATATGCGACATCTATGTTCGTCATGATTCGAAGGTCAATCTTCATGTTGGCGACAGAGCATTTGTGTATGTGACCATGCGAGATAATGGCATGCTCGAAATAAAAAGTAAAGGTCAAGGTGCAAAGATTAAATCATCGGCATTTTCAGGCACTATAGACAAAGTAGAACTTATTGATACTATTCACTATAAATAACAGGAGGTAATTATGGTACAAGCAGGATTTGGGGTAGAGGCTATTGATAATACCACGCCAGGATTACAGTCAGCCTATAATAATGTAACCAAATGGTTTGACAAGGCATCGCAGAAAGCTATTGTGACTGCTGCTGTTAAGTTTGATGACAAAAACTTAACCAGATATGTTAATGAGTTCTCAGAGGCTCTTAACAAAGGCTTGAGGCGCAACATGAAGAAGTTTTCCTTCGAAGGAATGTACTATACCAAAAATGGTAAGGAGAATGGTCCTTGGCGAAGCATAAACTTCTCTGCTGACGATATTAAGAACATGAATTACGACACTGCGAAGGTCAAACTTCAGCAGTTAGTTGAGCTGCGTGAACGCCTTGCTAATGGTACTGCTGTAGCAGCAGGAGAATGGGGAGCAAAAGAAACAAGACAACTTAATAACTTGATTGCGCTATTGACTCAAGCGACCTCAAGTTATGAACTCATGTTGCGTGTTCGCCAAAAGCAGAATACCGTAGATACATCGGCAGCGACAAAGAGTGCAAATCAGATTGAGAAAGAAGCGGCAGCGACAAAAAAACTCATTTGGCTGAATGAGCAACTGCGTGCTGCAAAGAATCAACAACATACGGCATGGGCTTCAAATGACCTCCAAAAGCAAGTTGATGCTCATCGTAATCTTGCTGATTTGTACAGGAAGCGTTATGCGCTAACAAAGGATATTCGTGATTGCGAGCGTGCTATACGACATGAAGTAGCTGCAAATAGTTTCTCTGCAAGATTGGCTCACGAAAGAGCGATTACGGAACAAAAGAAACGCCAACTGCAATATGAGCGGTTGTTCACAGAAGCACTGAACAGAAGCAATGCTGGAGTGGCAACTCGTGGTGTTGTTATGCGCAATCTTGTCAGCCTAATGCGTCGTTACATTAGCCTGTTTACGCTTATCAATGTTGCCCGACAAATGGCAGAGATAACTGGCTTCTTCGAGCAACAACAAGTCGCATTAGAGGGTATTCTTGGTTCTGCCGCAGAAGCGCGTAAAGCAATCAATGAGATTACTTCTCTTGCTTTGGAATCTCCATTCCAGACAAAGGATTTGGTCACTTATACCAAACAATTAACTGCCTATGGTGTAGAAGGTGATGTTGTGGGTATAATGAAAGAGCTTGCGGATATTTCCGCTGGTCTTGGTGTTGAGATGAGTCGTATCATCCTCGCTTATGGTCAGGTTAAGTCGGCAGCTGTGTTGCGCGGTCAGGAGTTGCGTCAGTTTACTGAGGCTGGTATTCCTATGGTCAAAGAATTGGCAGATCGCTTTACAGAACTTAATGGACGACTCGTCACTACAGGCGAGGTGTTCAAACTCATCTCTGAACGCCAAGTGCCATTTGAAATGGTTGCTGATGTGCTGAGTGAAATGACTGAGGAAGGTGGTAAATTCCATGAAATGCAGTCCAGACTCACCGAAACACTGTACGGTCAAATACAGAAGCTGAAAGATGTATGGACTCTTTCTCTCAAGGATGGCGGTAGCGGTATTGGTGGGGTGCTAATGGGCGTTGTGAAAGGATTACAAGGCGTAGTGCAACACTTGCCTGGTATTCTTGCGGCGTTTTCAGGCTTGGCTATCGTTAGTGCTTTTCGCTCTATCGCACGCATGATGCCAAAAATTAAAAAGCAATTGCTTGAGGCAAAAATAGAATGGCGAATGATTGGTGTAGAAATACACAATGCAAATATCAGAACTCGTCAGCAAGTTGGCACTCTTAATAAAATGGGCATGGCTCTCAAGGGCGTAGCTCGTACTGCAAAAGCAATGGGCAGCATCATTGGTACGGTTCTTTCTATTGCCAGTGGCTTTATTATTGATGCTGTTATGAAATCACGAGAGTGGCAGAGAACGCTTGAGGAGATTAACACATCTTTTGCAAAAGATAGTGCAAAAATGACATCAGGATTAGATAGTCTTATTGGCAAGCTCAAAGTGGCTAATGAGGGGTCTAAATTATACTCTGATACGCTCAAAACACTCAAATCAAACTATGGAGAATATGTAAATGAAAATGTTATAGATGCTCTTGTTAAGGAGGCTAAAGCTGCTGGAGATGCTGCAAATAGTTGGGGTAAGTTGGCAGATAGTATTAAGGAGTCTATTAGACAAAAGAAAACTTTTGAGATGCTTGATGCTATTGCCAATGAAGGTCTAAATAAGGCTATTCAGGGTATTAACAAAGGAAATGATAAATGGCTATTCAATAACATTACATATGATGAAAAAAAATTCAGGGGAGATTATTCTGATGGAAGGTCAAATCAAGTAGTATCATCTGTATTTGGACTTGAAAATGCTAAACGTATTCAACAAGCAACAGAAACTGCTGCCACTATCTTCATGAATGAAATGAAGTATGGCGAACATTTCAAAAGGAATGACGAAGGTAAGATTGTAGGTGTAAATGGAGAGGATTTGAAAAACATACTGCTGACCACGGCTCAACAGTATGGGTTTAACCCTAATCAGGCATCTGCAATTTCAGATAGTTGGAGTCAAGTGTTCGACATGTTGTCGAATGATGAAGGTTACAAGGAGTTTCTTAATTCAGTTATTGCTATAGATAATTCATTCGAAAATACTCTTTCACGAGCATTTGCTAAAGCAAAGGAAACAATCGACAAAGAATATCAATCTCTCGTCGGAGATAAAAGCGATGTAGAAAATTATAAACCTTGGGGTGTTGATGAACGAACTCAAGAAGTATATACAGACCTATTGCATAGACTTGTAAAAGAACAATTGACCACAGATCAAATGGCTGCTTTATCTATGGATGGGTCCGCATATAGCAATGCTCTTAAACGAGAAGGTGGCGATTATATGAAGGGAGCAGAAATGCTCGAAGCGATAAATGAATTTATCGACACCCTTCCACAAAGCGAAAGTCAGCTTATTTATCGCTTGCGACAGATTGTAAGTATGTACGATGAGGCTGTAGGTGTTCTGACTGACGATGCCGCACGCATACGTAACAGTGCATCAGACCTCGTTGGATTTGAAGGATTTAACCTTACAGCCGAAGACAAAGATTTAATTCATAGGTGGACAAATGTCACAGATAAGAATATCTATGAAAAGAGGGATAATCTTGTGAAGTTGATTGATGATTTGAAAAAACAAAACGAAAACATCGACCCAACTGCTGGCTCAAACTTCAAGGCAACATACGACAACAATGCACATATGATTGCCATACTTGAGGTGCTTCGTAAACGTGGAGAGTATTATAATATCCCTGATGACGATAAAAGCGGCTCTAAATCCCTTCCTATAGATGTTGCAAACTTCCTGAATGACCTCAAGAACGCTTATTCAAGATACAAAGAGGCTGTACAAAAGGGCGGTGTTGGTATTGGTCTTGGATATGCGCGTACAGACAAGCAATTCCAAACAATGTTTGGTCAATTCTTTGGTGGTGCAGAAGGAGAAAAATTCAAAAGCATCTCTGGTACCAGAATAGGCAATAAGACTATCGGCGACCTACTTTCAGATAAATTCTTCAAAAGTGGTTTGGAAACTGGTGTTCTTGATTTTGAGAAAGCAATTAACGATGTCATAGCCGATCTCAAGGCGTATGGTAATGCTAACACGAAAGGAGGTAAGGCATATCTCAATGCGGCAAAACAACTTGAACAATGGGTAGAAACAACCATCGCAAAGGACAATTTCAATGTTGTTTTGGAAGAATTTGAAAAGAGTGTCAAAGACTTAACCAACTCTTTCGAGAGAACGAATAAGGAAGTCGATTTGTACCGTAAATTGCGCGCAAATGGAACTGTAGGCGTACTCGGACGAGGTTTGAGTGTTAATCGAAACGATGCACTTACCCCCAACTCTACCAGACAGGCAGCGAACATTCAAAGTCTGATTGGTCTGTACAATGAAAAAGCGACTTCGATGGGCGCGCAATCATTCTCGATAGGCAATCTGTCGAGCATATCTGATGTGTATTCAGCAATTGAGAGTATTGGCAAAATCAGTAAGATGAACGCCGATAACTTCCCAGGTACTCCGTTGGGAGATATGAGCAACGAGGTTACAGAGTTGCTCAAGCAGTTGCTCGGAACTCTCATTAGTGAAGCGCAGAGCATTTCAGGAGAAATGTACTCAGGCAATGCCATGAAAGATTTGGCAGCAAATGCCGTTAAGAGACTGGCAAGTCAATTCGAAGCACTAACCGAACATGAGAATGTAGCAAGGAAGCAAGGTACATACGATGGTGCCGCTATCAGGGGAGTAGTTAATGCAACGCAAGATGAGGCAAAGAAAATCTTTGACCAATTTATCAAGGATAATCGCCTCGATGTGATTGCTCAAGAGGGTAATGGCAAAATCAGCGATACAGATCTCAATATGTTAGAGGGGAAATTAAAGGCAATTTCCAAAGATTTTCCAGCAGCATTGAGAGACGAGCTGATGTCAAGATTAACCGACTTGCGCAATAGTGTTAGCAAATACAATGCCTCTATAGGTGCATTTGGCTCGTTTGGAAGTGCTATTCGTGGCTATCGCAATGCTGATGAAGATGCAAACGCACAGTATGTAAGCGAAAAAGAACACTATCTCCGATTGACCGCTAAAAAACAGAATTACGAAAGCGGAACGCTGGCATTGACCGCAGAAGAGGTAGATGCTTTGAATACTGAGTTGGCTCTATCACAAGAGCGTTTGACGGCAATGGGCGAGAATGGCAAAATTCTTGCAGAGGAGTTGCGTCAAGTATCAATGGATAATCTTCAAAAGAGTATTCAGGCATGCCAAAGCCAATTTGGCTCAATGGTTGATTCTGTGAACGCGGTAATAGATGCAGCGAAGGCATTTTCTCAAGCTATCAATAAAGTGTACGATGTTCTGAATGACGGAGAGAATCCTGATTGGATGAAAGACATGGAAGGTTTCTTGGGAGACTTCGGAGAAGCTTTTGGTGCGATGATTGCTCCTATATCAAGTGTTATCTCTCTTGTTGCAACGCTTACCGTAGCGTTTGTTGTATGCGAGGCTGCTATGACACCATTGCTTATAGTAATGGCAGTCCTGATTGCTGTAGCAGCTGTCGTAGCGGGCATTATAGCAGCAGCGCAGCAACACGACCGTGCGCTTGAGCGAGATATTGAGAATCTTGAAAAGCAAATGGAGAAGACTCAAAACGCCATGAAAAACCTCGATGCAGCCGCAGAGCGAATGGTTGGATTGGAGGCTTTTGAGACTCGCCTGAAATCTCTTGCTAAGAATCTCGAACTCTATCGTGACGCTCTTGCCAAAGCAAAAGCAGAGGAGGACAAAAAAAATACCGACCAGGACAAGGTTGATGATTACAAACAAGAGGCTCAAGAGTATCTTGATACCTTCAAAAACGGATTCAAAGAGCAATTAGATGAGATTACTGGTAGCGTGGATGAATTTGCTGACGCTGTTTCAAGTGCAATGCGCTCTGCTTTCCAAAGTGGAGAAAACGCAGCAAGGGCAATGAGAAACGCAGTAAAAGAGAGTATTGGAGACATGATTGAGGAAATCATGAAGCTCATATATCTAAAGCCAGCGATTGAATCTGCAATGGAACAGTTACTCGGCGGAGATAGAGATCAATTGCAAAAGATGTTCGAAGGCGAAGACGGTAAGTTTGACTCGAAAAAAGCAACTGCGTACCTTGTAAAGAGGCTAACAGATCCAGATAATGTAGATGCCTTCTTTGATACAATGCAATCTTTCGAAGACGGGTATATCAATTTGTACGAATCAATGGACGATCGCCTGAAAGAATACTTCGCTTTCAATCCAGAGAACTCAACATTATCTGGTGGAATCAGTGGAGTATCCGAAGATACCGCTCGTGCGCTTGAAGGCATAGGTAATTCGTCGCTTGCTCAGCTTGTCATAACAAATAACCACCTTGCAAGCATACAATCGCACTTAATGGCTACAATACAGATTAGCTGGTTTAATGGTATGCTTGAACAGGCGAAAGCTACCAGATTGGCTGCTGAACGGATTGATAGCGCAATAGATTACATGCGGAAAGGTGTAAATCCGTTGTATGTTAAGGTTGTATAAATATGAAGAGCAGGAGTCAAATCCTGCTCTTTTTTAGTAGAAATAGACATTGGTTGTTTTGCCAGAGCGTACTGTACATGTCTTTTCTTTTTCATAACCAAATGATACGGCACTTACCGTGTACTCACCTACAGGAACTTTGAAAAATTCACAATAATCAACAGATGCTTGAAAATAAATGTCGCCATTTGCATCTATAATATCTACAAATAGATACGAACAGTAACTTTCATTGTAAACGTCTATATAACCATATTCTGGTCCATTATCTTCGCATGAACACATGAAAATAGCAAGAATAGCGAATAATGCAAATAAAATCTTTTTCAT